TGATCGACGCCGTCGCGACCGCCGTCCGCAAGCGCAAGATCGAATTCGTCGGCTACCACGGCAAGGAAAGCATCATCACCGAACACCTCCGGGACATGGTGCGCGTCGAGGCCGACGAGAAAGACCGGACCAAAGACGTCGCTGCCACCTGGAAGAAGCTGAATGGCAACGACCACTTCTTTCACGCGCTCGCCTATGCCGTCTACAGCCTGCGCACGACCGACGCCATTCTCTTCCGGCAGGACCAGGAAGAGCGAACCTCTGTCGACATCCTGGGCATCACCTTCCCGGTTCAGATTGGTGCAGGCATGGATGTGCGCTCGCGCCGGAAGAACCCCATATCTCTCGGACAAATTGAGTAGGAACACCCTTGGCCGGCCTGGACACACTCCTGAATATCATCGCGCCTAAGAGGAAAGCCAGGACTGGCGGCACCTCTGTCACCGCGACCTACAGTCCGCAGCAGGCGGATCGTGTTCTCACTGCTCCTGTCTATCAGGAGCATCTCACCGACATCTTCTCGTCTCGAACGTCGGATGACTCCCGCACCCTGATGAAGTCGCTGTTCCGGCATGATCCGGACGTCTCGGCTGCGGTTTTCTCCTACCTGACGATGGCAAACACCGATCCCCTGATCCTCGTCCACGACATGGAAGGGCAGATCGACCGGGACGCGACCAAGCAATTGCTCCAGGCTCTGAAGATCCTGACGGTTCCAACCGACTACACCCAGGGCTTTCAGCTCAAGAAGAACCTCAATTCGCTCTGCGAAGAGCTGCGCTATATGGCGCTCCTGCGCGGTGGCACTGCCATCGAACTGGTGCTCGACAAGCAGCTTGCGCCGTCTGAACTGCGCACGGTCGATCTCGAATCGATCGAGTGGTTCGAAAAGAAGGCTGGCCAGTACAAGCCGCGCCAGAAGGTGTCGGGAGTGTCGGACGGCATTGATCTCGATATCCCAACCTTTTTCGTCTCGTTCTTTCGCAAGGCACCGACTGACATCTATGCCTATTCACCTTTCGTCGCAGCGATCAACACCATCGCTGCCCGCCAACAGGTGATCAACGACCTCTACCGCATCATGCAGAAGACCGGCTATCCGCGCATGGACGTGGCGGTGGTCGAAGAGGTGCTGAACAAGAACGCGCCGGCCAACATCAAGACCGACCCGCAGAAACTCCGCGCTTGGCAGAATGACCGGCTGGCCGAGATCCGCACTGCCTTCGAAAACATCCGCTCTGATCAGGCCTTGGTGCATTTCGATGCTGTCGAGCCGAAGATCCTCAACGACAAGAACCCTGGTGTTGGCGTCAACATCCAGAACGTGATCGAGACCCTGAACGCTCAGAACCAGGCTGCGCTGAAGACCATGTCCACGGTCATCGGGCGAGGGGCCTCCGGCGTCAACACCGGCTCAGTCGAAGCCCGCATCGCGGCCATGAACGCCGACGAGCTGAACGAGCCTGTCGCCGAACTACTGACAAACATCTGCTCGTTCATCCTGCACATGAACGGCTACCAGGGCTTCGCCAGCGTCACCTTCAAGAAGGCAGAGCTGCGTCCCGATCTCGAACTGGAACCGCAGCTCATGCTGCGCACTCAGCGCCTCCGGCAAGACCTGTCTGATGGCCTGATCACCGACGATGAATATCACCTGATGGTCTACAATCGCCTCCGTCCGGACGCGGTCGAGGAACTATCGGGCACGAAGTTCATGACACCGGCTCCGGCCGGAGGCAACTCCACTGACGTGTCACCGAACGGTGACCCGCTCGGCCGCTCACTGACGGGTGAGGGCAGTACGAAGATGACCAAGTCCAACGCGGTGAAGTGATTACACTCCGCCAGCCTTGTCAAATATCGTCTTCATCACACGCTCTGCATGATCAAGTGCGTTCCGAACATCTTGATTGGGAAGAGAGCCGCCCATCTCGCCAAGGGTGGCTTTCGCAATAGACCTGAGTTCGTCAAACTTCTGATCTCGATGAGCCGCTTGATCTACCACTGACGCCACAAGCGCGGTCATGATGGCCTGCAGCGCAGCAAAGTTGCCAAAAGCCTCGCGATGTGCGCTCGCCTGTTGATTTACAGCCTTGGTCAACTGATCGAGCTGATACTTAATCATATCCTTGTCCATGAGAAAACCTTTCGTGTTTGTCGGATGATAGACGCAATAGACCTTCGTGAATTTGGACGCCAGTGCCTTTTTCAAAATAGTTGTGAACACCTCTAATACTATCGCCCTTGTGACGCACCAAAGTGGTGATGACTGGTTCAAGCAAAATTTGAAGTCTACCCTCCGATTACACATCTTCTGCTGCATGAAGCAAATCCTGAAGACACCCGAGATTTCCCAGATGTTGCGCCAAAGAGTTGGTGCAGATCTGAACGTCGACAGTGTCTCAGTATTTGAAGCAATCGCCCTGAATACTCTCCCGCTGCGGAAGCGGAGCACACTGTACAAGGACGCGGTCGTGGATCTCGGCCTTCTCTATGAGATGGCTGCTGCCGTGAAGGCAGAATCGATCCCCGTGCAGATCATGCACGACAAGGAACCGCTCCCGATCGGTCGTGTCTTCCACGGCGAGGTGGTTGGCCAAGAGCTGCGTGTCCTGTTCTTCCTCAACAACAAGGAAGAGGACGCTATCGCGAAGATCGAAACCGGCACCGTCGATCAGGTGTCTGTCTCCATCCTCCCGAAGCATCTCTACAACAGTGTTTCGGGCTTCGACTATCTAGGTCCGGAAGCCACTTCCGAGAACCACTGGACTGGTGCCGACAACGACGGGAACGTCATCGGCGAGAACGGTGTGCATGCTCGACTGGTCGGTCTGGACTCGTGGTTTGAGCTGTCTCTGGTCGGCACGGGTGGCGCACAAAACGCCCGCATCGTCCACCGGGACGCCTCTGTATTTGGGTCTTCCTACGAGAAACTCGCCGCCAGCGGTATCGACCCAAATCATCTTGTACTGGTGGCAGCGATAAGGAACGAAAGTATGGACCTCAAGGAACTTGTGGACCAGCTGACCAACACGAAGGTTCAGTTGTCCCAGAAGGAAACGGAAGTCGCCACTCTGACCGCGAGCAACGAAGCTCTGTCGGCGCAGGTTGCTGAACTGACCGCCAAGCTGGAGGCAGCGAGCGCCGAACCTGAACAGGTTAAGCAGGATCTCGCAACCGCCCAGGAACAGCTCACGGCCTCTCAGGCTGACGCAACGGCTGCCGTTGCTTCGCTCAAGGAAGTTGCCAAGAGTGTACTCACCGCAGCTGGCAAGCCCGACGCCGCAATTCCCGAAACTGTAACCGAGCTGACCCAGGTCATCTCTGACGCGAAGACCGGCCTCGCTGCCGTGCTCGTCGTTGGCGGCAAGTCGCAGGACTCCGTTTCGGACGTCACCAAGACTGTCCCTCTCAACCTCGGTGCATACCGAACCGGTCGTAAGTAACAAGGAGATCACCCATGGCCGTTACGCAGTTCCACAACAAGGTCAGCCTTCGTGGTTTCCACTTCGAAGACTGGTCCCTCACTTTCGTTCTCGCCGCTGGCATTACGACCGCTGACGTTGGTAAGGCAGTGTCCATCGACACTGGCGCAGCCAACAAGGTCAAGCTCGCCGCTGACGGTGACGTGATTGTCGGTCGTCTGGCGACCGTCGAAGACCGCACGGTCGAAGGTCAGCTCATCGGTGCCGTCGAGCTGAAGTTCGCGAACATCCTGCCGATCAAGACCGGCGAAACCATCGCTGTTGGCGACACGGTTGTCGGTGCCGGCAGCGGCACGGTGAAGGCGGCTGACACCGCTGACCACAACGCAAATTTCGTGGCCGAGGTCATCGGCACCAACGCAGTCGTCGTGAAGATCTAAGGAGAACCTAAAACATGTCCACGACCCCACTCACTCAGGTTCGCCGCCGCCCTATCGCGGAGATCATGGACCTTCGCGCCGCTGACAGCTTTGTGTCGCAGGGTGCCGGCCGCAAGCTGGTGCTCGAAGCCAAGGAATTTGGTATCGGCATCCGTGACTTCCTTGATCTCGCGATCGATGTCGCTGGCTCCGAAAACGCTGAACGCTTCCGGGACTCCGAAGGCTTCCTCAGCGGCTACGAAGCGGTGCTCGCTTCCCTGAACCTGCCGGTTCGGAACGACTTCACCCGTGGCATCGTCCTGGACGCCGCTTCGGATACGTTCCAGACTTATCCGGGCACCCGTGCTCTCTTTCCGGCCGTCGTTGATGACGTCCTGAAGTTCAAGTATCGCCAGGAGCAGCTCGAAAGCACCGCAGCCATGGTCGCCCAGTCGCGTACCATCTCCGGTATCGAAATGCTGACCACGATCGTCGACGACAAGGAAGAAGACTACCAGGTCTCCCGCGCTGTCGCTGAACTGGGTCGCGTGCCGGTTCGCACGATCCGCACCGCTGAACAGGCTGTGAAGTTCTACAAGCACGGCGGTGGCCTGCGCGTTTCCTATGAGTTCAACCGTCGCGCTCGTCTCGACCTGTTGACCCCGTACCAGAACCGCATGGACCGTGAGACCGAGCGCTCGAAGGTTGCCACGGCTACCGCGATCCTGCTCAACGGTGACGGCATTAATCCTGCTGCCAGCGTCGTCAACCAGTCCACGCTCGACAGCGGCGCAACCGCTGGCAAGATCAGCTTCTCCGGCCTCCTGGCTTGGCTGATTGCTCGCGCCAAGGCTGGCACGCCGGTCGATACAGTGCTCGGCAACTGGGACGCCTACGTCCAGTGGCTCCTGATGTTCGCTGTTCCAACCTCGAACAACAGCCGCACTGAGGCTCAGAACCTCGCCGCTGCTGGCTTCCAGATCGGCGGCGTTCCGCTCCTGACGGGCAAGGTCAACTTCGCTCTCTCCAGCGCGATGCCGGCTGGCCAGCTCCTGGGCTACTCTCGCGGCGACACGATGGAAGAACTGGTCGAGGCTGGCTCCTACATCGACGAGTCCGAGCGTGCGATCCAGAACCAGTCGATCAGCTACATCAAGACCGAAAACTCTGGCTACAAGCTGGCGTTCCCCGACACCCGCGAAGTCTACGATTTCGGCCACTAAGCCGACGTAGCCACGAAACACGGACCTGTCGATCAACCCTGATCGGCAGGTCTTTTTGTAGGAACCCACCCCATGAAACTTCTCTGTGAGACTACCGGTGATTTTCAGCTCGTTGATTTCGGAAATAAAGGCCACACTATCCGAGCTTTCCGCCCCACGGTTACCCCCAACACTCCTTTTGTTTCTGCACGAGGTGCAGCGGGCCAAATCCGTGTCCTGGGTAACGTCAGCGACGAAGCGACCGACGAGGAATTTGAGAAATATGTGAAGGACAGCGAGGATATGGCCCTCGCGATCAGCGCCTTCCTGGCGGCTTACCCAGTCGAGGGTAGCCCCGAAAAGCCGAAGCCATCCACTCGTAGGACGAAATAATGGATTACATCAGCGGGACCGACGTTTGGTTTTCTCACCTGTTCATCCACGACGGTGAGCCCTTCATCCCAGACGTGGGTTCGGTCAAGTACACCGTGCTCGACCACGCCGGCGCTCCGATCGCCGGCCTCGCTGATGTTGCTGTCACGACCGACGTGACGACCTTCCAGATTGGCTTCACCATCCCGGCTGTGAACAATACCGTCGCGGCCGGTAAGCGCTTCGAGCGTCGAACCGTTCTCATTCAGTATCTGCGGGCGGGAGCTGCAAACCGCACCGTCAAGGCCTACCGTCTGGTTCCTATCCTGAACCACTCGGTAGAGCCTCAACATGTCCGTTCGTTCATCGGTCTCCAGCAGAAAGAGCTGCCAGACGCCGAGATTGACCTCCTGGCGGCGTATCTCTATGTCGAGAAGGATTTCACTTCTGCATCGCTCGACGCGCTCCTGGCCTCTGGTACGACCCAGGAGCTTGCTGCCAACGAATGCATCAAGCTGCGTGCCGTGCTCGCCGTGCTCCCCTCGGTCAAGCAGCGCATGGCCCAGAAGGAAACCAACGGCGTTATCGGCTTCGAACGCCCAACGGTGGTCAACTTTGACGACGTCGAGCGCATCGCCAATGAGCGCTACGCCGCTGCTCGCGTCGAAGCTCTCAACCTGACTGACACGGTCGTTTCCTTCATCCTGACCACGACGGACGCCGATCCCATCACGGGAGCCTAATCATGACCATCAGCCTCGCCAATGCCGGCCAGCGCTTCGAGAGCATGCTGAAGACCGACCAGGGATTCCCGTTCCCTGGCGTCATCATGCCGCTGACCGAAGGTTCGGTCCCGTCCTACGACTACTCCGTTCCCCGCCACTATCTGCGGCTACGCTACACGTCGCCGATCAACACTGGCTCCGTCATCGTCGATAGCGCCGGCCACCGGTATCTGCTGGCCGATCACGACACCGCCTTTGCCGATGGCGAGACCCTCTATCGCAGCCACAAGCTCTTCCGGATGAACAAGCTCTTCAGCTGGGAGCGCGAGGACACCATCGTCGATGCACTGACCGGGCTGGCTAAAGGCACTGGCCGCGTGTCGTTGGGGCAGATCTGGGTTGGCGACGAGATCGAGGCCCGCGAAGATATCGACCTGACCTTCCGTGTGAAGGAACAGGCCCGCAAGATCATCACGGGTGCTGACATCCGCGAAAATGATATCCTGAACGATATGATCGTTCGTCGGATCGACGAGGTCATGGGTATCAAGCTGGTGGAGATCCAGTAGTGAGCAAGCTCCGCATCCGTCTGGGCGACAAGGACAGTGCCGAGAAGATCGCGGACGATATCCTGCAGGAAATCCTTGATCAGGCTCGGCACAGCAAGAAGGTCGACCGTAAGGCATTGACCGCCCCGCTTCGCACCGCGATCCGCGAGGGGTATGTCCAGGGCGTCAACTGGGCGATCAAGAACATGATTGGTGTGACCGCACCACGCGGCATCGGCACCGAGAAGCAGTTCAACAGCTTCGGCACGACGATCTCAAAAGACGAGGGGGGCATCGCGCCGCCGAGAGGTCCGCTGATGTGGGAGACACTCGCCAACAGCACCCTCAACCGCAAGATGGAAAGCGGCAAGAGCTATAAGGACGCAGCCTCCTTCTTCGTCGACACTGGCAAACTGCGCAGCAAGCTCCAGCGCATGGTCCGTGGCATGGTCAACAATACAGGTGTCGTTGCCATCCGCTCGGACGAGCGACGTGTGAAGGAGCTGAACACCAAGACCGGCCGGCTCCGCATCGTTCGCCAGCGCCGTGACAAGGTTGCTCTCGACGATATCACGATCACCCTGTTGCCACGGGTGCCGTTGACACTGCTACCGGGAATTCAGGCACGTCACTTTGGGGTGACAGACCCTGACCAGGGCTTCGAGCAATTGCTCATCAGCGATCCAGAGGTGCTCGAAAAATTGAAGGGGCCGGGTGGAGGCCACGCAGCGCAAAGACCCTTGCTCCAGCCAATCTTCACTTACTGGACCCTGTATCAAATCCCCAACGCCATCCAGAAGACAATCCGGAAAGTCCTGAAATGATCTACGAAAATGCCTGGGCATCTGTTGTCGTGTTCGCGCAGCAGATCGTCGCTGAGGCCAAAGCTGCAAACCCTGGCGTGCCGATCGAGTTCTGTGATTGGGACACGCACGCGAACATGATGGAATTGCCCAATGCTGACCTGATTGGCCCGCTGAGCCTTGCCGTGACAGAACACAGCCAGGATATGATCGGTGTGAGCTTCGCGATCGGTGTGTCGACATATGCGTCAGACAAGAACCTGTTCCGGCAGCGCGACTATATCGCTCGCGCCTTTGAGAAGATGAAGGCTCAGAGCCGGATAACGTATTACGACGCCAAGCTGGCGTCGGTAGAAAGCGTGCTGGTCATGACGAACGGTACGGTCGCCACTCCGATGTCTAAGGCTGAAGTTCGCCCGTGGCAGTATGTCCAGGGTGAGGCGCTTCTTGTTCCTGTAGGAGAGGCTTGAGGCCTCCCTGCGCGAGCAGCAAAGTGCGAAGGATTTGCTGATTTCCTTCGATCTCTCCCGCCAAAGCGCACTCAAGAAGGTAGACCACTTCTCCACTTAGACTGCGTCGGTTAAACTCGGCGCGGTTCTGGAGGACTTTGTAGAGGTCGGGCGGGAATGTAATTGTCGAGCGAACCATAACTCACCGTTCTGATGCAGGCATTATTTCACAATATGGGGTCTCGTTTCTATTTAACAAGTACCGAAACACTATGTTAAAGGAAGCCATTCATGCCCGCTCCCGGCGTTGCAAAGACTAACAAGTTTCTCCTGTCCACTGCGACCGTCATGATCGGTGCAATGGCCGACCTTCACAAGCTCAATCCGACCGAACACTCTATCGGTCTGGTGAAGAATTTCCAGGTCACGTCTGACCCCGGCTACCTTGATCTTGGTCAGGGCATTACCAATCAGGTCGTGATGTCCGTCAAGAACCAGGATGGCATCAAGGCGTCCATGGAAGTGTACGAGTTCACCCTTCGCAACTTGGCTTATGGTGCGGGTCTCGACGGTTCCGGCACGTCCTTCGACGTAATGCCGAACCCGTGGGCCGTCAGCGCAGCGTCGACCTCGACAAGCATCAAAACGGGTGTGGATATCACGGCTGACCTTGACGCTGGCGACTTCATCTTCATCCAGAAGGGTGTTGAAGATGTTGTGCATATCGCGAAGGTTGACACTGTCGCATTCGCTACCAGCGAGTCCACGGTTACGCTGGAAACGGGTTTCGAGATCCCAACTGGTATGAGCTTCAACGTCGGCGACCGCTTCGGCAAGATCAAGAAGCTGGCCATCGGCGGCGACGTATTCCAGCCGACACTCGCGGCCAAGGTCGTGGGTCTGCTCCCAGGCGACAACACGCCGTTCACGATCCTGTTCCCGAAGCTGAAGATCACCAAGGGTCTCGGCGTCTCGATGCAGGCCGACAACTATTCGAACCTGCCGTTCGAATTCACGCCGTATGCTGGCATCTCCGGTGAGCCTTTCTATGACGAGTATGGCAGCTCGTCCATGGTCCTCTTCCCGCGCTAAGGTCTCGCCGACCTTGCAAACTAGCGTCCCAGATACAATATATCTGGGACGCTTTTTTGTTTCACCACTATGCGGGAAAATAACAAATCCATGAGCAACACTCTCTCGGATAAGCTCTCCATCACTGTCGATGAGAACGAGCGAGAACTCTTCATGTCATTCGGTCTTCTGAACGAACTGACCACTATCATCGGCGACCCGGCGCGTGTCAGCGCGGTAGCTGTTGATCCGGAACTTCGCACCGAAGTCCTTTGCGCCGCCCTGGCCGAGCGCAAGCGCTCCGGCAAGATCATCAAGGCCGTTGATTTTGATGATCTCGATATCTCTGTCGAGGACGTGGAGAACGTCATCAGCTGGGTGATGGAGCACTCCCTGTCTTTTTTCGTCCGGTCTCTCCGGAAGGTGGTGGATCTGACAAAGGCCCATCAGGGAGAGATGACGGACCTCGCGTCTTCCTTAGCTGGGTCACCAAGCTCACCTTCGAGCGCAGCATAATTTGGGTGCTGGGCGTCAAGCCGAGTGCTCTCGACGAAGTCTTTTGGACGCACTCCTACCGAGACCTTGAAACCCTCGTGGCACTCAAGACCGAATATGAAGTCGCCGTCCGATTTCAAGAATACGAAAGCCTTCGGCTCGCCATTGCCGAGGCACTTGGCGGAACCACTAGCGACTCATCCGAACCCGAAGAGCAGCCGGTCACCACCAGGGAACAGTTGATGGCAGCGTTCGGCGCAGTAGGAGGTATGATTGGCCAATGACACTGAAGTCGATATCGGTTTAGAACTCGATATCAGTCAGGCACTGGAGGACATCAAAACACTTCAAAATGAGGTCAAGGGTGTACTAGCCAATCTCCAGCTCTCCAAGAGCGTCATCCAGCAGCGGATCACCGATCAGACCAGGGACTTGAACAATCTCCTGGGCACCATGAAGAAGGGCAGCGATGAATACCTCGCTGTCCTTCGTCGTATTGAGGGGGTCAAAGACCGCGTCATTGCATCGTCGTCGAAGGGTGACACTGATCGCCGGCTCGACGAAGCAGCCATGCAGCGACTGGCTGCTGAACAGTTTACCAAGACCAGCAAGGCTCTTGAAGACAAGCTCACCGATCAGGCCGTCCGGACCTTTTCGCTCGCTCTGCGCAACTCGGCCGCTGCGGTTGATGCTCGCCTGAAGAACGAGATCCGCAAGATCCAGACGATGATCCAGCAGAATGATGCGGATTATCAGAACATCCTCGGCAACAAGAATGCGTTCAACACGCAGCGGATGTTCCAGATCTACGGCAACCCGGAACTCCTGGCCGCTCGCACCAATCTCAACCATTTCGCCGATCAGAAGACCATCCGCGACGGTCAGGATATTGACCTTCAGCATGCTCGCCTGAACCAGGAAGAGCTGCGCAACATTCAGTTGAAGTCCCGCTTCCTGGACGAGGAAGGCATCACGATCGAGCAGCAGCTCCGCGAGCAGGCGGAAATCCGCCGCCGTTATCGTGCCGAGAACTTCATCGATCCGTTCGAAAAGAAGGCGCAGGACGCCCGCCTGAAGGCAGCGAAGGAAGCTGCGGAAGCCGCCGACGCCGAATACAACGCTGCTCGCGCCAAGCTCAACAGCTACAACAAGCAGCGGACGATTGACCGTTCGCAAAACATCGACCGCTATGGTAATCCGAACGCACCGACGCCAGATCGCGATCCTTTCCAGACGACGTTCGATCGCCTGAACAGCAACGGCGGCACCGATATTGCTGCCGTCCAGGCACGCCTGATGGCCAACTATGCCGTTATCAATGCTCTGTTCTCTACACTTCGTGAAGGTGCAACCTTCATCGTCGAGTTCGACAAGGAGCTGCACCAGATCCAGGCCATTGCCGGCGCGACCACGGCCGAGCTTGGCAAGTTTCGCGACATCATCATCGACATCGCTGATTCCCCGCAGCCGTTCTCGGCGCTCGAACTGGCCCAGGCATCGACCACGCTGGCCCAGGCTGGTCTGTCGATCAAGGAAGTCGGCGAGTCCCTGAAAGCCGTCGATCTGCTCGCCACGGCATCCGGCTCCGATCTTGCCCAGAGTGTCGATGTCATCACGTCGGCGCTGTCTATCTGGAACCTCCGCACGGACCAGACCGTCGAGATCGCCAACACCATGACGGCGGCGCTGAACGAGAGCAAGCTCTCGATCGATCGCATCGCGCTCGCCCTGCAGTATGCAGGCAACACTGCAGCTGAAACCGGCATCAGCTACAAGGAATTGCTGGCCGTCGTTGGCACGCTCTCGAATGCAGGCGTCAAGTCCGGTTCAACGCTCGGCACCGGCGTCCGTCAGCTTATCATAGATCTGACCACGCCAACGAAAAAGCTGCAGGAAGCCCTGAAGTCGGTCGGCTTGACCGAAGAAGACATCGATATCAAGTCCAAGGGTCTTGTCGGCGTTCTGCGGACGTTGCATAACGCCGGCTTCGATACCTCCAAGGCCTTCGAAAGCCTGGAAGTCCGCGCTGCCTCGGCGTTTGCCGCCCTCGATCGTAACCTCGACTCCATATCTGCGATGCAGACTGGTTTCACGAACACCAACGCAGCGGTCGAAGCCAACGCAGCCCAGATGGAATCTCTGGCCAACAAGTGGGGCCGGTTCACCTCAACCGCTGGCACCTCGGCATATACGGCATTCTCCCCGGCGCTCGATGTCCTGAAGGATATCGTGGACATGGCGACCGCCGTGCTGTCCACGCTTGGTCAGTTCCCAGCCTTGTTGAAGATCATCGGCACCGGCTTCGCTGCCATCTCTACCTCCATCGCGTTCAACCTCGCGATTAGCAACATCGTCGGCATGGTCAAGGCCGTTTGGAACTTGGTCACCGCTACCAGGGCTGCGGAAGAAGCCCAGATTGCATTCAATCTGGCCACCATGCGCAACCCGTATGTCGCCGCCGCTACAGTGATCCTGACCCTGGTCACGGCAGTGTGGGCTTTTCACTCGTCGACCTCAGCAGCCGCCGACGCCGTCGAGGCATTGAAGACCAAAATTCATGATCTTGATGCGGAGATTGGCACCACGCAGCAGACGATCACCAGTCTGTCGGAAGTCCAGGAGCAGCTCATCGCCCAGAAGGAGCAGCTCGATCAAGACCCGATCCTCCGCAAGGCGAAGATCGCCGAGATCATCGACCAGTTTAAGGAACTCGGCCGCGAGATCGATTCGTCCACCAGCTCGGTCGACAAGCTAAGCGCGGCCATCGAGCGGATGTCGAAGGTCCAGCGCCAAACTCTGGTCAACCAGCTCGAACTCCAGAAGTCCTTGCAGGAAAGCGCGAACCGCGAAGCAGAGCGGAGCCTCAACGCTACTCTTGGCGATAAGTCTGTGATCAGCAAGTTCAGCGCCGCTGGTCTGCCGTTGGAGAGCAAGCCGGGTGCTAACCCGGCTGATCTACTGATCGATGCATATAAGAGGGTGTTGCCTGACACCTTCGATAACCTGCCGGCGATGCTCTTGAACAAGACTCCACTCCAGGGACTTGAAAAGAACAAGGGTGACCTCGCCGCACTTGGCACTGCGATCAACAATGCCAAGAAGGTACTGGAAACCTCGACGAACATTGACGAGCGTGGCAAAGCGCAGCAGCTGGTTGATACGATGACGATCCTGGCGGATCGCCTGAAGGAAGTCATTGATAAGCAGTCCGTTACCGACAAGGGCGCGGCTGATCTCGCTTCGATCAATAGGAACCTTGGTAAAGCCAACGTCCTGACTTCGTCGTCGTATCTCGGCCTTGAGAACAAGGGTTTGGACATCGAGTCCCTGTTTACCAGTCGCAAGAATCATCTGCTTGGTGGCTCATTCAAGGGCACCCAGCAGGACCGTCTGACCGGCCTGAACGCCTACGCGCAGCAGCTTGATCGTGAGATCCAGGCACTGGATGCAGAGGCGAAGTCCTATGGGGCCGAAACCTACAGTCAGTTCTCGACCCTGATCAAGCCCAAGTTGTCGGCGTTGCTCAGCCAACTGCGTGACGCTACCGACAAGAACGCTGACAAATATTTCAAGACAGCCGAGGCCTCGCTGAAAACTGGCTCGCGCACCTCTGATTCCCAGATCCAGACCCTGGTGAAGAAAGCTGCTTCAGCCAACACGCAGCAGGAAGTCGAGCTGCTGGAAAAGAAGGCGATGGAACTCGCCGACAAGGATCGCAAGGAAATCCAGCTTTTCTACGATCAGCGCATCGCATTGGAGCGCGACCCAGAGAAGCTGGAGCAGCTCAAGAAGGATCGCGACGACGCGCTCACGCAGGCCAACGAGGCTGAGCAGCGTTTCATCGAAAGCTTCAATCAGCGTGCCAACGCCATCCGCGACGACTACCTCAAGGCTCTCAAGTCGAACGTCGACGACCAGATCTCGGCGCTGAACAGCAAGATCAAAGACAACATCGATACCCTGAAGAAGCTGAAGCCGGGTCCGGCCTTCGAAGCGCTGAAGGGCAAGATCAACGAGATGATCAACGAGCTGACCCGGCTCCAGAACGAGAGCAATGGCCTCAATCTGCAGATCAACGCCCCTGGCCTGAACACCCCGTACACTGCGGCCACCCCGGTCACTGGCACCCGTGCGCAGCGTGCGGCCCAGGTCTTGGCTCAGCTTTCGGCAATGGGATACAGCAAGGGTGGTGCAGCCGGCATCATCGGCAACCTGATCGGCGAGTCTGGTATTAACCCCAACAACCCAGGTGACTGGAACCCGACTCTCGGCGCGTTCACTTCGGACGGTATCGCCCAGTGGCATGGCCCCCGCAAGGATGCACTCTTCGCGTGGCTCCAGGCCAACGGCCTCGATAACAATCTGGAAAATCAGGTCAAGTATCTCGACCACGATCTGACCACTAACTTCCCCGATCTGGCTGCAAAGCTGAAGAGCGGGACCATGACCCCGGATGAGGCGGCGCGGGCATTCGCGAAGACGTTCGAGGTCTTCAAGGGCTCGAACGATCCGAACAACCCGAAGTACGCTGAGCGGGCCGGCTACGCGAACGGCGTTGCCAATCTCCCGGTCGCCGAGCAGCAGCAGAAGACCGCAGAAATTTCGTCCACGCTCAACCAGACCTCGGTCGACGCAATCGAGAAGCAGGCCAGCGATCTCGCCAACACCGTGGTGAAATCCACGACGCAGCAGATCGAGACCCTGGTCACCCAGGCGAAGATCTCGCAGAACCCAGAAGCTGTGCAGGGTCTGATCAAGTCTGTCGACGATCAGTACACCAAGATCATCGAGACCCGTAAGAAGGAATTCGACACCGAGAACGCCCAGGGCCTGATGGACGACTACACCGCAACGGTGAAGAAGCGGGAAGAGATGCTTGACGGCATCCGGAGCGATCAGAACCAGAAGATCGCCCAGCTGATGGACACCTACTGGAAAGCTGTCGAGGACAAGACTGAGAAGCCGATTAAGGATGCCCAGCTCGCGCTCGACACCGCCCAGAAGCCTGAGAACGCTGGCAAGTACACGTCCGACGATATCGCCAAGCTTCAGGGCAACGTCAACATGGCCCAGCAAAAGGCCCAGGCGGAGCAGCTCGCTTATGCCAACCAGATGCTGCTCCGCACGCAGACCGAGCTGACCTCAGCCACGCAGGCGTATGGTGCGACGTCCGAGCAGGCTCGCTTCTGGACCGAACAAGAGGCGACTGCCAAGCAGAAGGTCGTCGAGCTGACGAACCAGAAGAATATCGCGGACGCCAACACGGCGAAGCAGGCACCATCGGTTAGCCAGGCCATCCAGAGTGCCAACGCGCAGTGGGCGATCCAGGCCGGCCTGATGCAGCGCACGCAGTCCGGCGCGTTGCAGATGGTCCCGCTCGCCCAGCAGGTTGGCAACACCTGGGGTCAGGTGTTGACCGGCATGGCCGACAATCTGTCGACCCTGTTCACCAATCTGGCAAGCGGCACCATGTCGGCCAAGGATGCGATGAAGCAGTTCGCTCTCAGCACCATCCAGATGTTCATCCAGATGATCTCGAAGGCTTTGGCTTACCAGCTCATCATGAGCACGATTGGCAAGGTCAGCTCCGGTGGCAGCTTCCTGGCCGGCATCTTCGGTGTTCCGGGACAGGCCCTGGGCGGCGGTGTCAAGGGTGCAGCGACCGGCGAACTGGTCCACGGTTCTGTCGGTACGCGAGACTCTGTCCTCCGAAAGGTGCAGCCCGGTGAATTCATTTTGCGCCGGTCGGCCGTCAAGCAGATCGGTCGGGACAATCTCGACACTATGAACAATCTTGGCAATCGCCGGCTCTCCAAGGGCAAGCGTGTCGACGAGATGATGGCTGATCAGCAGGGTGGCGTCGTCAACGTCTGGATCGTCTCGCCGGATGAAAAGCCAACCATGGGTCCGAACGACGTCGTCGCCGTCATCAGCGACAACATCCAGCGCAAGGGTGCGATCAAGACCTTGATCAAGTCCGTCCAGATGGGCGCGATCTAGTTGGTTTGGCCTTGCTGCTCCAGGAGTTTTTTCATCTCCTGGAGCTGAGCGATGTATTGATTGTTAAACTGTCTCTGAAGGGGTTGGAGAGCCTTCCGAAGCTTAGTTGCGCTATCGAGATCGACAGGTGGTGTTGAAGGAAGCATCACATAGATCTCTGGGTAAAGCACTTTAATCTCAGAATAGAACTTGTTGGATTCCTCTCTCAGAGCCAGGAACAATTCAGCTGATTTCCAATGATTATCTGGATTCTCGACATCGAGCGCCATGTTTTCAATCTTCATCGCCTCAAGCTCAAGATCCACCAGCGCAGATTTGACTGTCTCCAGGCGGCTTGTGCTCTGCTGCAGATCCATCAAACGGTTGTTGTCCATGGAAAACGCCGGCCCGACCAGAAGACCAGCAACCACGATTGATATGACGAGCGAGGGCATTTTACTCATTGTAGATCTCCAGTTCCTACAGACCTCTTTACTATTTGCTTGACCACTTGACAAGCATTTGTACGGTAGCCACTAACCCTTGATCACTATCAGTGATCACCCCATATAACTGTCAATGGATACATTCGATTTTCCGTACCACACTCTCCGAGTAGAATATCCGGACTCTTCGGCGAAAATGGCTTATGGCAGGGGCTATCAATTCGCCTCAAAGCCGAAAGGACCGGACCAAGTAACCTACGTCCTGAAGTTCAAGACTATGGTGTTCTGGCAGAAAGCGGACGGAACATACAACCTGACGAAACAGCCGCAGCTCAACATGGCGCTGCTCGAACAGTTCTATCAGGACAAACGTCTTTTCACCAAGTTCAACTATCCACACCCGGCACTCGGAAACATCGTCGTCCGCTTTGCGGAGCCGTTGAAGTACGACATCGCGGAGGCCGGCCTCGGCACCGTCGAGCCCTTTGAAATCAAGCTGCTTAGCCAACCATGACAGACGCTCCTGGCTCCCACCTAGCACAAGCTCAAGAACTGACTGCGGACGCGCTGGTGGACCTCTACGAAATCTCGCTCAAGCACAACAACGTCGTCTATCGGTTCAAGGACCAGAACGAAGTCACTTGGCAGGGCAACACTTATGAGTCCATGGCGTGCCGGCTGACCGGCGACCAGCGGTCCTCTGACGAAGAGGAGAGTCGACCGACGCTTCAGGTCATGAACCCGTTCGGCGTGTTCAACAACGCGGTCATTACCGGCAAGATCGACCAAGCGGTCGTGACGCGATACCGTGTGCGCTACTATGATCTCGTCAATAACAACAATATCAAAGAGAAGCGCATGTGGTATATCGGCCGCGTCAAGGAGTTGATCTCCGACCAAGCCGTGACCTTCGAGCTGCGCAACATGACAGATGGGCCGAACTTTCAGGTGCCCGCCCGCCAGTACATCCCACCCGATTTCCCAACGGTGTCCCTGTGATCCAGTACGAGCATCTTCTCGGCCAGAATTTTGTCCAGGGCAAGTCTGACTGCTATAGCATCGTGCGCGATTTCTACCGCGACAACTATGGCATCGTTCTCCCGAACTACGCTCGCCCAACTGACTGGTGGAACAGCGGCAATTTCAACATGTACATGGATCGGTTCCGCAAGAACAACTTCTTTGTACTGGACTGTCATCCCGCCGAGTATCAGGTGGGTGACGTCTTCCTCATGTCGATCATGTCTAACGCCGTGAACCACGCCGGTGTCCTGGTTGACAAAGGGAAAATGCTTCACCATCTAGTGAATCAAATCTCCACAGTCACGCCCTACAAAGGACTTTGGCGCAACAACACTATGGCTGTTGTTCGGCACCGAGACGTGAAGGCTGTGGCCCACCAGACCGAGGTCAGTATCCTCGATTTTGTTCCACCGAATGTGCGCCGGAAAATTGATGAGCATCTCCGACAGACTCAAGCAAGCCCTTCTTGACCACTACGCCGGCTCGGTCGAGCGGGTAGGTTTCATTCTTCCCGATGACGTGCTGATCGAGGTCCAGAACACGAGCGACGAGCCGGAAAAGAGCTTTGACGTGAGCGGCGACGATATCGTGCGGTTTGCTGACATCTCAGTCGCTACTTGGCACACCCATCCGGTCACTAGCTCGAACCTCAGCGTCGGCGACTATGAGACATTCCTGCTGTGGCCAAAGCACCGGCATTTCATCGTCGGCATGGACGGCATCACCGAATATTACGTTGAAGATGGGGAAATCTTGATTGCGTAGACAGATCGTCCTCCACGGCCACCTTGGATCATTTTCCGATGAACCAGTCGTGGTCGAGGGCGATACCGTTGCCAAGATCCTCGAACTCGTAAGCCGCCAGCATCCAGCCTTCACCCCCGACCCGATTAAGGGCCACACCCGCGTGAAGGTCGTTGGTTTCGAGACCAAGGATAGCCTCTATCAAGAACTCGGTGACCTTGAAGTCATTCACATTGTTCCGCAGCTCAATGGTGGCAAGAGCGGCGGCTTTCTTCAGATCCTCTTGGGAGTAGCTCTGGTCGCCGTTGGCTTTTTTGCTTTCGGGGCGACGACCTGGATTGGCTCCATGATGATGAAGGTCGGCGCTATCGCCGCCCTTGGCGGCATTGCCGGCCTCCTAGCACCCACTCCCGAGACCGACAGCCAGCAGTCAAAGCAAAGTGGTTATCTCGGCGCACCTCGCAACACCACCCAGATCGGGACGCGAATTCCAATTTTATACGGCGAGTTCAAGGTTTACGGCCACATCCTCGCCTACGACATCAACGCGCTCGAATACAACGTCAAGGACGATGACGACTAATGAAACACGATCAGGAACTGCTTCGCGCAGCAATCGACAAGGCTGGCGGCTTCCGCCCAGCGGCCCGCCTCCTACGCGAGCAGGGTATTGACGTATCCGAGCGCAGCCTGCGCCGGTACTTTGGCAAGCAGCCAGATTTCGAAGTTGACATGGAATTTGAGCCGAAGATCGATGTCGAGGAACTGATTGAGCGTCGTATTCGCCAGTTCGCAAAGAAGAAAGAAAACTACGATCGCGAGAAGCTGATCCCGATCCGTGTAAACATGGATGGTCCGATCGGCCTCGCATTTGTCGGCGACATGCATCTGGACGACGACGGCACCGATCTCGCCGAAGTCCTGGAGCACGTTTCGCTTCTGGACGGTAGTGTCGAGGGTCTGTTCGCGGGCAACCTCGGTGATGCTTTCAACAACTGGTCTGGCCGCTTGGCTCGCCTCTATGCAGAACAGAGCACCAGCGCTGCCGAGTCTCTGGCCCTGATTGAGAACATTCTCACCCGCGTCAACTGGCTCTACTATCACGATGGCAACCACGATCTGTGGGGGCAGGGCGGTGATCTCCTGCGCCTGATCCTGCAGAACAGCGCGGCAGTTCACAAGTCCAACAAGATCCGCCTAGCGCTGAGGCTCCCGAATGGACGCAACGTCAAAATCTATTCCGTGCACGGTTTTGCTGGCAAAAGCATGTGGTCTGAGGTTTACGGTGCTGCGAAGAAAGCTCAACTCGACGGTGAACATCACGACATCTATGTCGGAGGTCACATTCACACTTCCGGATATACCCACGGAATGCGCCCTTCGTCGGAGCGTATGTGGCATGCCCTCCAGGTGGCTTCATACAAGAAGATCGACAGGTACGCCGAGGAACTTAACCTCGATTCGAAAGACCTCTATAACTGCCCCGTCGCGCTGATCGATCCTTATGCCGACAAAGAGGTCAACTTCATTCGCTTTGAATTTGATCCGAACGAGGCGGCTGAACGGCTCGCCTGGATGCGCGAAAGGTGGGCGTCTGGAAAGTCTTCCAGCTAAACACTATATGCTCTCAATCATTAAGGACTATCCTCTGGAATGACCATTCATCCGTTTAGGGGAGCCGGTTTTGGCGGCTCCTCTAGCCCGCATTCACAAGAAGACAACATGTTCTCGACCGATGTGGTCGAAGTCCTACTTGGGATCAGTGAGGGGCCGATCAAAGGCCTGAAGGATGGAGCGAAGTCGTTCTATGCTGGTGATACACCACTCCGCGCCGAGACTGGTGAAAACAATATCGGTCTCTATGATCTGACCCATCTCCGTGGATCAGTCACGGGAGAGCCAATCGTCTCCAAGCTTGGTGGTTTCGGCAGCAGCACAACGGTTAACGCGCCCGAGCTGGCTCCATTGGTGCCAGTCGTGCGCCAGGGTTCCTACACCAAGATCGACTATCTAGATCTCCGAATCGTCATCAATCGTTTGGGCAAGGAAACTGATAAGGGCTCTTACGAGGGCACCGGTCAGGTCAAGCTCGAATATCGCAAGATCGGCGCTGCGGACTGGAAGCCTGTACGCAACCTCGCACACAAGCCCGAGGATGAAGACCAGGACGATGGTGCCAACAAGGAACGCCATCAGCAGGTCAGCAAGAAACCAAAGTCTAGCCCATCACCAGACGATAGGGTGACGTACTGGCAGTCCGGCACGCCGCCAACCACGGTCGAGGATGCAATCTGGTTTGATAGCGACAATGGCAACAAACCGATGAAAATTTCAGAAGGCTCCTGGGTAGCGTACCCAGGAGCCTCTTCATCTGGTGGGGTCTGGACCTGGACGGCGAAGAGCACCTGGGGCAACGACAACACCTATAAAGCCTATGCCCAAGCGAAGAAGCCGAAGAATGCCAAGCAAGGTGACTATTGGCTGCGGCCACCGGATGACCCGGATGATGAGGACGACGGCTCGATCCACGAGCCGATCGGCATTTGCTTTATGTTCAACGGAAACTCCTGGAACATCGCGGCCGGCTCCCTGGAGCCGGGTGGTTTCGGGACAGGAGGTGAAACGACCGTTCTCGATGACGGCGTGATCCAGTTCGAAGGCCGCATCTCCAGCCCCGAGGTCAAGGAATTCCGCATCCCGGTCGACAACTATGACGGCCTGTATGAGATGCGCGTCACCCGCATGACTGAAGCGGATGATTCCGAACACTTCTTCAGCGTCACCTGGGAGAGCTTTCAGGAGGTCACCGCCAAGACATGGCAGTTTGAAGCGCTCGCCACCACCCAGCTGGTCGTTGGAGCGTCGGACCAGTTCTCCTCGATCCCCGACTTCTACGGCATCTACCAGGGTCGCATCGTCAAGGTGCCGTCGAATTACGATCCGGTATCCCGCACATATGGTGAGGGCATCTGGGATGGCACCTGGAAGAACGCCTACACAGACAACCCTGCTTATATAGGCAAGGATCTCGTCGACAACGACCGTTATGGCATCAATGCCTACTACCCACTTACAATTCGGGACATGGACGTCTACGCGGCCGGCCAGTGGTGCGACAATGTCACAGCCGATGGCTCGCCCCGTTTTACGTTCAATGGTCTTATCTCGGACCCACGCGGTGGCCGCGAAACGGTCAACTACGTCTTCGGCCTGTTCGGCGGCCGGTTCTTCGACGACGGCAACGGCTTCGGCGTCATCAAGCTGGACGATGATTCTGCAGCCACGATGCTCTTCACGCCGGAGAATGTCGAGGATGGCGTCTTCGTCTACAGCTTCACAGACGTCAATTCGCGTGCCAATGACTACACGGTCACGTTCACAAACCCAGACCTGAACTGGGAAACCGACCGTCGTCGTGTTTACGACCAGGACCACATCGACCAGTACGGTCGCATTCCGGCGAACTTCGAAGCGATCGGGTGCACGAGCGAAGCTGAAGCTGTCCGTCGCGCAAAGTACAAGCTGATCACCTCGACCACCGAGGTTATGACCGTCAGTTTCAAGACGAACCGTATGGGCCTCTATGCTGAGCCCTACCAGATCATCCTGATTGCCGACGAAGACATCCAGGCGGGCCTCAGCGGTCGTATCCTCGATCTACCGACGCGAGATCACATCGTCCTGCGCGATGCCATCTACCTGGAGCCAGGTTTCAACTACACAGTCGCCGTTCAGCATGTGAACGACATTGGCCAGTACGCCATGGTCAAGGTCGACATTCAGAATAACCTGAGCGGCTCGGTCATGGAACTGCCTCTCCAGTCGAACCTTCCCGATGATTTGCCAGACTATGCGGTGTTCTCGATCGAGCGCCGGGACGGCACCGCCGCGCCAAAGGCATTCCGCATCATCTCGATCGGTGAGTCCGAGGGTGATCCAGACAAGGTCGAAATCCAGGCGATCGAAGTCAACCGCAACAAGTGGCTATATGTGGATGGTTATCTGCACAGCCCAGCCGCCGTAGATAAGGTCAACCTGGGCCTTCGCGCTCTGCCGAAGCCAGTCGAGAAGCTACACTGCAAGGCAGAAGCACGAAAGCATGGCCGTGGTTGGCTCTACGAAGTCGTGCTCGACTGGACCCGGTCACCGAGCAAGAAGGTCGTCAAGTATCACATCTATGCGTCAAGTAACGATGGTCCGATGGTTCGCATCGGTGAAACCAAGGCTCGCCGTTTCGAGCTGCACAACGTGCGCCAAGGTGACTACCTGTTCGCCGTCACGGCGGTTGGCGTCGACACGATGGAGAGCGAGCCTCACTATATCGAGCATCGGCTAACCGGCGACTTTACCGAATTTGATGAGATCGAGAACCTTCGCCTGATCGACAACATTGGCGGAGAAAATCAGTTTCAGGACCGCAGCCCTGTCATCGGCTGGGACGACCTCTTGTCGCCACGCCACGACAAGTATGTCGTCAAAATTCTGGATAATGATACCGGCGAGGTTCTCCGCACTGAACGCATCGAGCCGCACAAGTACCGCTATCATTTTGATGACAACAAGACGGACCATGGTGGTACACCGGCACGTCACATCAAATTCAGCGTTCAGTCGCTGTCGGACAGTAAGGAACTGGGCGACCCAACCTACCTCGTTATTCACAATCCAGCACCTGCGGCGCTCACCAACGTCAAAGTGGAAGATACGGTTGCCGGTGCATTCATCACCTTCGATGAGGTCACTAAGCGCGACTACCAGGGTGTTGTCGTTCATGCCTCGACTATGGACGGTTTCACCCCGACCATTGAAAACGAGGTGTTCCGAGGACGGCAGAACAACATTCGCATTAAACTCGACAAGCATCAGACTTGGTACATTAGGCTCGCTGCCTTTGACGCTTTCGGCACCAGCGATCTCAACTATACCCCTCAGTTTGCGGTCAACACCGATGTGACTGCTGGCGATCCAGACCCCGGAACTGTGAACGGCAGCGCCAATGTGATGTTTTCGAACAAGTGTATCATCAGCAAGGTGAACGCGAAGAACTGGTCCGGCAATGCAGTCGGCAACAAATATACCGAAGAGGTCGTGCTTCAGAACACTGTCCTGAAGGTTCACAACACTCGCGCCCGCCCGGTAGCGATCGACCTGACCCTCGGCATCAAGAACCTCCTTGATGGTTCCAGTTCACCGCATGATCCAAAGACCTTCGTCGACAGCCAACTCTACTTCGAGACCCAGAAGAACGGTGACACGAGCTGGATGCAGCTCGCGAAGGTTCGCGCCATGTCGGTGGTCAAGGGCGCGAAGGATATCGAGAACAGCTCGATCACCCGAAAGTTCGACCTGACCCACCACATCAGCACTGACGATGCTGGGGATTGGAGGTATCGGGCTCGATTGGTCACCGCCCACCGCAATGGTGATAGCGGCAATCTCTCTGCTGCCGATGTTTATGTGACTGTCATCGCCAATCTGGTTTGGAGTAAGAACTGATGATCGTCTCGGTCTATGACGACACCGGCCAATTCACCCTGCAATGCGAGCTTGGCGACGGTGAGACGCCTGACATTCCAACTGGTGGTGGCTACGTCGAAGGCGCGATCAATGGCGACATCTATTACGTCGTCGGTGGCGTCTTGACTCCGCGTCCGTCTCTTCTCTCGGACTTCGATTTCCTTGTTGATGCCGATGGCGTGGACGAGGTATCATTTTCAATTCCCGCCAACACTGTCGTCAATCATGAGGGGAAGACATACTTCTCCAGTGCCGATGAACTGTTCGTCTTTAAGTCGTCCATACTAGGGGAGTGGGAGTTTGAAATACTCCCGCCCTTTCCCTATATACAGAACGACATAAAGGTGACTGCGATTGCTGTTTGAAAAAATCCAAAAGACCTTCACTGCTAACTTTTCTGGATCGGCAAAAGCCAAAGCAATCGCGCTGAAATGGAACAAATCCACCGATCCACAGTTCTTCGAATTCGTCGCCAACCGCTATAACTCCCTTGCTGACGCGAACAGCAACACGAACTCAACAGAGGTCTATCGCGGGGTTGAACGCAAGTGTCTTGACAACGACGATCTGGTGATCTCGTCCACTTATCACTATCGACTTTTCTACTACGATATCTATGGCAACCCCAGCGGCTTCTCTGGCATCGTCTCGATCCAGTACACTGGCTTTGCCTCTCACGATATCGTCGGCGAGATCAGCGGTGACCAAATTGCCGATGGCGCGATCGGCACCAACCACATCGATATCGGCGCGATCACTGCTGAGAAGATTGCCGACGAGGCGATCGTCGCGGAGAAGATCAAGGATGGCACGATCCAGGCGACCAAGTTCGCCGCTGGTCTGAGCGTTCCCCAGGTTGTCAGTGCGCTGCCGGCGACCGGCACGACTGGCCAGCTCGTTGTGCTCACGACGGATGGGAAGCTCTATCGCTACAATGGCACGACCTGGACGGCTGCAGTGGCTGCGGGCGACGTTAGCGGTCAGTTGACCGATTCCCAGATCGCTGGTCTCGCAGCGACCAAACTCACCGGCCAGATCGTCGCAAACCAAATCCAGGACGGTGTGATCTCGGCGGCGAAAATGGCCTCTGGCCTGTCGATCATCGAGCGCGTCTCGACGCTGCCATCTACCGGCAACTTCACGGGCCGCATCGCCTTCCTGACCACGGACAATAAGCTCTATCGGTACAATGGCACCGCCTGGACATCAGCTGTTCCTACGGCCGATCTCTCTGGCCAGATCACCGACGCTCAGATTGCGGGTCTGGGCGCGAGCAAGATCGCTGGCACGATCGTCGGCACGCAAATTGCTGACGGGGCGATCACCACGGCTAAGATGACGGCCAACACGATCGATGGCAACGTCATCGCTGCGAATACGTTGAACGCCTCCAAAATCGTCGCCGGTTCCATCACGACCGACCGCATGACGGCCAACAGCATCAACGGCGATCGTATCGCTGCCAACACGCTGGGTGCCGACAAAATAATTGCCAATTCGATCACCGCTGCTCAGATCGCCACTGGCGCAATCACCGCCGACGAGCTGGCAGCAAATTCGGTTACGGCCAAGCATCTGATCCTGACTGACTTCTCGAACATCGTTGATGCCGGGTGGTCGCAGGGCATCATCGACGGCTGGACGCTTCAGAACAAGCTCAACTTCTACCAGGACGTTTCCAGCGGCCAGGGTGTGGCAGGCGGCTGGTATTTGCAGTCGAATGGTCGCGATCAAGCCAACTCGCTCTGGATCTCTGCGAACCCCGGCGATGTCTTCTTCTTTGACGTTTGGGTTTTCAACCAGGACGCCTCGCGAGCGAACGTCATGCTTCACACGACCACCCCGGATGGTGCCACGCACCTCTGGACGGTCGCTGCATTCACTGACAGCAAGGCGGGCTGGACTAATCTGGTTGGTCAGGCCACGGTGCCGGCAGGCCACACCAGGGCTTCCATGCTCTTGCAGACTGACCGCACCACGGGCGGCACGGGTAGCAACACCTATTGGTCTCGCCCGATCATGCGTCGTGCGAACACGGCTGAGCTGATTGTCGATGGTTCGATCACCACCAACAGCATGGCTGCTAATAGCATCAACGGCGACCGTATCTCGGCCAACACGCTGAACGCCTCCAAGCTGGTCGCCGGTTCGATCACGACCGATCGTTTCACCGCTAATTCGATCGGCGGTACCATCATCCAGGATGGCACGCTCAACGCCGACAAGATCGTGGCGAACTCGATCACGGCTGCTCATATCGCTGCTGGTGCCATCGGCACCTCCGAACTTGCTGTCGGCAACAGCGCGAACCAGATCGTCAATTCTGACTTCGCAACCGGCAACCTAACGAACTGGTTTGCCTCGGGCACGAGCAACGCAGCGTATTTCACGCTGTCCTTCCGCACGGACACTTACGCTCCGGCCCCTGGCGCTCTTGAAATTCGGCAGATCAACGGCACGGCCAGCCAGTATTACGATGTTAGTCCAACCGACGCCAATGGCGCTCAGCAGTATTACAATGTCGCCGCAAACAAGTGGTATGAGCTTTCCTGCTACTTCAACGGCCATCGCTGCAACAACATCGCCCTGTACATCCAGTGGTTCGACAGCAACGGAACCCATATCTCTTACTCGTTGGTTGCTTCACCTTCGGCGAACATCAACACAAACCCAGCGAAAATGCTGTCGAACTACACCCGTGCGTGGGGCAAGGCGCAGGCACCGTCGAACGCCGCCCGCTGCCGTGTTTTCTTCCGCCACAACGGTACGGTCGCCGGTCAGGCTGACTCTTATCTCTGGATCTACAAGGCCTTCTTCGGTGAGGCGAACGCTAACCAGACCGAGGCAACCCCGTGGTCGCCAGCCGGCCTGACCTTGATCGGCAACGGCAACATCGCCACGGACGCGATCACTGCCGACAAGATCAACGTCACCAATCTGGCTGCGATCAGCGCGACCCTGGGTAACGTCGACATCTCAAATGCCAACATCGGAACGCTGACGATTGGTAGCGCCAATCTGGGAAACGGTGCAGTCAACTTCAGCAAGACCGATCCGACGCTGCCAGCCGCACTCCAAGTGGCCCCTTTTGGTGCTCAGACCGCAACTGACGTTGATCTGGACGGCAAGACCGATATTGCGATCAAGTGGACCTGGAACCTCACCAACGTAACGCAGACGACGAACACGATCGTGGGTTACCAATGCACGATTCTGGAAGCCGGCACGAAGATCGATAGCTTTTACACGACCGACCAGACCGTTACCCGTAAGGTCAAGACCGGCAAGGCCTACATTCTTCAGGTCCAGACTGTCGGCTTCAACGGTAAGATGAGCAATGCCGTTAATTCGAACTCGGTGACGCCGACGAAGAAGGCAGCCGTCGTCAACGGCACCTTCGTCGTGTCGAATTTCACCGTGACCCAGAGGGACTATTCGGCCTGGCTGGAATGCACGCGCTGCACTGAGCCGGACTACCTCGAAACTCGTTTCTATCGCTATGCCACCTTGGCGGATGCAAATGCAGACACCAACCGCAAGGACTTGGGCTCCTACTACGCCAACACCTATTTCGACGAAGACGACGCGCTCACGATTGGTTCTTCGTATTGGTACCGCATCCAGCATTTCGATAGGTTCCGGAACCCCGGCCCGCTGTCGGCTGTCCAGAGCGTCACGATCGTTGGTCCTAAGCACAAGGATCTGATTGTTCGCAATACGCAAAACCTGATCGAAGACTTCGATTGTGAGGATGTGTCTCAGTGGATCGTCAGTAACGCTGGCACCGCACTCGTCCGCTCGGTCAACACTACCAATCTCGGCTCGGGCAAGTATAAGATCCAGACCACCGGTATCCAGGCGGAAATCCGGTCGGTCGTCATCCCCCTGCCAGCAACGGCTGGTATGCGCCGATACAGGCTCTCTTGCTATGCCGGTCCCATCGATGGGTCCACCGCCACGATAAAGATTTTCGGCACTGTTTGGGGTCGTGACGCAAACGGCAATCCGTCCTCCCTCGGCCTTGATGTCAATTCCGCGAGCATCACGGTCAACACACCCACTTACATCGAGACGATCATCGCGGTACCCGCTGGATTCGATATGGTCAAGATGACCGTCGAGACGACGGACGCAACCAGTAAGACTTGGGCGATTATGTCGCCGTCGATCGTTCCGATCGTGGACACGACGGACATCTATGACCTTGCTGTCACTCGCGCCAAGATCGACGACCTGGCTGTCAATGCGGCGAAGATGGCTAACAGCACCATTGTGCCAGCGAAGATCGCCAACGATTCGCTGACGGTGGTTCTCGATGCTGCCGACAACACCACCCTGGCGCTCACCAACGGCGTAGCCACTGTTGCTAACTCTATTGCATCCGGAACGAGCGCCGACACAGATGTTGTCCATGTTCTCGGCAGCTTCAAGAATGTGTCAGGTGCGGCCAAGAACTTCGACGTAAGCCTTGAGCTCGGGGACGGAACGCTTCTGCGTAGTTGGCCTGGTATCGTGCTCCAGGACAATGACGTTCGTCCATTCCTTACCTATCACCGGCCGACTGCCGCCAATCACGTCTATCGCCTGATGGTCACCGCCAACGGCACCGGCTGCTCTATCTCCCGCCGTGTCATCGAAGTCACGAGGAATGAACGCTGATGTTCTTCGCCATCTACAATACCTCGACCGGATCTACCATTGGAGCGTCCGGCCCTGATATGGAATGGGCACAAGGTGAGGCGGCAGCACGAGGAGAAGAATGGGCCGTCCTTGAGACCGACCATCGTGTCGACAATGCCACGGAGAGGGTTGACCTCTCGGTCAATCCACCTGTGTTGGTGTCGATCGTGCCGGAATTGACGCCATCTGAACTTCTGATTGGTATCAATCAGGAGCGGGACAGGCGGCTGCAGCTCGGCAAGCAGTTCGGCGACATCTATGTCACCGGCAACGAGCGCGACATCACCAACCTAACCAATCTGGCTCTCGGTGCTCAGATTCGACTGGGAATGCGCGACACGACCACCACGACGAGGTTCCGGGACGGAAACAACGTCGATCACATGCTGGCACCAGCCGAATTGCTCGATCTCTGGGAAGAGGCTTCGGCTTATGTCTCTGCGCTCTATGAGGCCTCCTGGAACCTGAAGAGCATGACGCCCATCCCTCAAAACTTCACGGACGATAGTTACTGGCCATGACCAGACACAAAGGAATCATCATCTATGGTACTGAGCTAGACCGTGAGAAACTCGCGGCTCTGGCCTTCGCCACCAACAAGTCTGGCAGTGAATTTCTGATCGATCTCCTGCGCGAGAAATACGAAAAGGTTTTTGGAGACGCTGATCCAAAACTCATCACTATGAACCGTTAGTTCTGAGCAATACCCCCGCTGCGGTCCTATATTTCGAGGAATGATACTCATTCCCCGAAGGCGATAACTGCATGCAAAACGATGACCACATTCGTCTCGATAACATGGAGAGGACTATCATCGGTTTGACCGAGCAAGTCAGCCGGGTAGCCTCCTACATGGAGCGGTTGGTCGTTGTCGAGGAGCGCAACAGCACTATGGCAAAGGTCATCACAGACTTTCGCGCTGACATGAAGGAAGAACTGAAGTCCGTCAAGGACGACTACAAAGAGCTGAACGGCAAATACGAAAGCCTCAACGCTCGGGTGATCCAACTCTTCGCAGGAATCGGAGTTATCTCGGTCCTGTTCTCCATGGTTGGGCCGATGCTCATCAAAACCTTCCTTGGAGGCTGACATGAAACTTCACAAGGATTGGAAGAAAATTCTCTTCCACTCTCACGCCATCAAGCTCGCAACTGTGGTCACGGTTCTGAATGTGCTTGAGGCGATACTGCCCGCGTTCGAGGGCCTTCCATACGTGAAGGGTATCTCGGCTGTCGTCTCAGCGAGCGTCATCGTCGCTCGCCTCATCTACCAGGACAAACTACATGATTAAGAGCAAGCGCATGAAGGGAGCAGCCTTCGCCGCTGCGGCCATCGCACTGATCGGTGGCTTCGAAGGCCTTCGCCTCAATTCCTATCCAGACGTCATCGGCGTCTGGACCGCATGTTATGGTGAAACGAAGGGCATCCGCAAGGGAATGCGCTTCACCAAGCCTGAGTGCGACAAGATGTTCGCCGGCCGGCTGGCCGAGTTCGAGACCAAGATGCAGGCCTGCATCAAGAATCCTGACATGATCCCGGATAAACCGTATCTGGCCTTCCTCTCGCTTTCCTACAACATCGGCACGGGTGCATTCTGCAAGCCGTCGACCGTGGTGAACAAGATCAATGCCGGCGACCTGAAGGGTGCCTGCAACGCCATCGCCCTCTATGACAAGGCTGGCGGTCATGTCGTGCAGGGTCTGAAGAACCGGCGCAAGAAGGAAGTGGCGTTCTGCCTCTCGGGCCTCTGATGGGAAAGCTCAGCCTTTACGGCGTCATCGTCGCGCTCATCTTCTCAATGGGCTTCATGATGGGCCTGGACTGGAACAAGAAGGCCCAGGTCGCTGCTGAGAACAAGCAGCTCAAACAAAACGAAGTGGTGATTTCGAAGGACAGCCAAGCTGCCCAGGCGAACACGGTCACCCTGCAACGGCTCGACCAGATCACCAAGGAAACGCTCAATGCACTGCCGGAACCTGACAATCGCTGCTTTGACAGCAATGATGTTGACGAGCTGCGTAAGCTCTGGAAGTAGGAATCTTCCCCCGCTGCCGGCCGACCTCCCGGCCTGCTTCGAGCAGCTTGTGGCTGCTCCTGATCGTGGATCTATGACCAAGCAGGAGATCTTCGAACTGATCGGCAAGCTCAAACGAAGCGAGCTTGAAAAGAGCCTCTGTGGAAAGCGGCTCATCACTTGGTACAATAGCCTCAAATAAGAAAGCCCGCCAATCGGCGGGCTTTTCTATTCAAACACTCCAACAATGGTTTTGGTGAGTTTTTCGACCCTGCGAACCTTCAGGTATCGCTCTGCCTTGGCCTTCTTCAGCGCCTCGGCGTCGTCCTGGGCGGCTATCTTGTGCCGCCCAGAGTCCGTGATCATGTAATAGGTGACGTCCATTACTGGCCAGCCTTTTCGAAATCGATAGGGCAGGCACCCGACGCGCAGTCGACGTGGGCGCGATCCACATCCTCTTCCAGGCTCTCGTTTATGTTCGCCAGGAGATAGTCGAACATCGCATCCGAGACCGGCTCTTCCGGCAGATACTCGTAGGACGAGGTGTCCTCGAACGGCATGACCGAGACGGCGCGAACGTTGCGCACGTTTTCGAACATCAGCGCCTCGAAATCTTCGAACGAGTATTTGGCCGGCTCGTATTTCAGCGTATAGCTGATCTGGTTGCCGGTGTCCTGGCCGAGCCAGTAGTGCTCAAGGAGCTGAAGCCAGCGGAACTGTTCCTCAATCGACGCCTCATTGGCAGTGACCAGCTTGTCGCCCATGCCGAGCGTCGTGATGATCGGCGCGGTCGGGAAGCCCACAATGGTCGTACCGGAGTAGGACTTTAGCTCGCGCACCGGATAACCAGCCGCACGGTACTTGGCCACCAACGGATCGTCGTTGCGGAACTGAACCCAGCGGAGCAGCTTGCGCATAGACGGAAGGTGAGCCGCCTCGGTGAGACCGAACAGCTTGCTGGTCGTGCCGGCCGGCTTCATGGTCCGGTTGGTGTGTGGGATCGTGACACCCAGCTCGGCAGCATACTTCCGGCACTCGTCGTCAACGGCGTCGGCGAAGCGCTTCAACATGTTCCAGAACGGCGCAGCCTTCTCGGTTACACCGAGCGGACCCACATCACCCTTGGCGATGGCATCCCGGAAGCCGAGACCGAAGCGAGCCCACATGTATTCGTGCAGGCCAGTCATGCCGACACCGATCCGGTTGGTGCGAGCCACCTCCAGATGGTAGATGCTGTTCATCAGGTTCACGCGGATCAGGGCGCGAGCCGAGACACGGAAGGCATCCTCGGCATCGTCATCATTGGCAGCGTGGAACGGAACCACGTCGGCGATGACGCAGAAGCCGCCCAAGAGGAAGAGCACAATCTCACCGCAGGGATTGACGATGTAGTGGTAATGATGAGCGAGCACGCGGCTGGTCAGCTCGCGCACCATGGCTCTGCTCTCGTTGTCGAGCTGATAGAGATCCGAGCCGGCGAACATCGTGTCCATGTACTGGTCGATGTTGACGTCGTTGGTCTCAAGCTTGTCGACGTTGAGGAAGCCCGGTTCGCCGGTGCCATCGCCAAACTGGCGATCCATCACAGCCCGCCAGACCCTGTAAGCGTGGCGATCCACGGCGTTGCGCATGTCACCCTTGCGGGCGCGAGCCACGCGCTCCCAGAACTCACGGTCGACCGCGACGGAGTTGTTGGACGACCACAGGAAGGAGTCGAACTTGCCGCCGAACTTGCGCAGTTCGATCACCTGTTCGCGGGACAGGCCTTCGAACTCGGCCGGTCGCTTCAGGTTGATGTAGGTGAAGATCGACTTGTCCTTCCAGTGCTTCACGGCAATGCGAGCAGCACGGCGAGCGCCGCCGACGAGAACACACTCGGCGAGGTAATGGTCGATCCACATGGAGGCGAGCCACGGCTCCATTCCGGAACCACGGACCAGGGCGACCTTGACGATGGCATTCATAAGCGGGATCGGACCAGAAGCCGGCCGGTTTTGCATTCCCTTGATCGGCTGGCCCAGCTCGCGGACCTTCGAGAAGTCGAGAATGACGACGGTGTCCGCATCCTGGCCACCGGCTGTCAGCCGCTCGATCAGCTCGATAGCCTTGGCCCAGCCTTCACGGCTGTCCTCGACTTCGTGGACGATGGTCTTCGGCGCATTGCGGTAGAAGTGGCGAGCGGTGCGCAGATCCATGAAGTTGCCCCGCGAATAGTCGGGGTGCGACTGGTCGAGCGTGCAGGCGATCGTCGGCATATTCTTCGACCAGTCAGTGGTCATGAGAGCGTCGTCATAGCAGCTGCCGACGCCCGAGCCGGAAAGCAGGAGCTTGAACGTGAGGAAGCGGAACATGGCAGTAGCGCAGTTGGTGAAGACCTCCTGCGGGCGGGACGGCTGGTCGGCATCTCCGTGCTGGAGGTGGCGACCTGACATGAGTGTTGATGCTTGGGAGAGATGGTTTCTCAGGCTCTGGTATTCCGACTGCGCAGCAGCTGCACCGCGCGGATCGAGCAGAGAGTTACCGAGGGCTACTCGGTGAGAGACGTCGCCCCATGTTTCGGAGCCACGGTTGATAGTGCGGTCAGCAACAGCTTGCCCCATTCCGGGGAAGTATTCGCGTGTGATCATAAATGAAAAAACCTCTGTCTTCGGTGGAAGACAGAGGTAGTCTCTAACGCCTCAAAGGGCAAACGGAGGTCTATTGGAACACCGCATTTTCCCGAGACTCATTTCGCACAATCGCGTTCAGTTCGGTGAACTTGGTCGGGAAACGGGCCTTGAGTTTGAGGATATTTTTCCCAAGGACTTCGTCATAGTCCGTGCCGATTTCTCGATAGATAAGCGCGTGGTACCACTGGTGGTCTCCGCACTCGTCAATCAGCTTTGCACGAGTGAGCTTGTCCGGATTAAGCAACAGTTCCAGCAGCTCGCCCGCCTCAGTGACGATGCCGAGAATGCCATGGATAATGTCCTTGCTGGCCGGGTTGTTGAAGTAATCACTTTCGTCCTCCGGCTCCAGAAGCGTGTCGCTCTTCTTGCCATAGAACAGCGCCTTCTTCATCGCGTCCAGTTCCTGGATCGCAACGAAGGCCTTGGCGGCGGTGTGGACGAAATCGTAGTCCGACACGAGATCAACGCGCATCGGCTGACCGGCTTCAGTGCGGCTAGAATCTTCGAGGTAGTGTGTGGTGTTCATGGTGTAGCCTTTCAGTGCAGTGGTGCGAAATTGGGATTGACCTTGGGGAAACCGGCTGGCTTGGCGACGTAGCCGAGCGTCTCACCAAAGGCAGACGTGATCGGAATCTGGTCGACTTCCGGCAAATCGAGCGGGATCTGGGTTGGGCTGGGTTCTGTGCGCTTGGCAAAGAGCTTTGCTGCCTGACAGATCGCTGCCTCCAAGGCCTCGCGACCACCGCCATTCTGCCAGCGGAGAAGTTCGGACCACAGGATGATGCGACCATCGATCCACTTCCGATCCTCGATCTTCTGATCGACCTTGTAGCGATCGTCTTGACCCGTCTCGGTGGCCATGAACTCCAGCAGGAAAGCCAGATTGCAGCCGAGGTGGCCATAATGGCTAAGCCCGCTCTCGGGATCGAACTGCTCACCTTCAATGATGAGCAGGAGGTGGCGCAGCATGCTGTTGAGCACACTGGTCCACGAGCCGCCCTTGCGCCAATTGTGGGCGGAATACTTCTTTGCGCCGAAGTCGAGGACTCGGGCGACTTCCCAATAGAGATCGGTGGGAAGCTTGAACTTGATGAACACCTCGGTGAACGAGGTGGGGATCAGGGCGAGGGGAGCCTTGCCCGTGTTAAAGCGGAGCATTGTGGTGTTATCGGATGCCATACCGGGCGCACCTTTCAATCATCAGGTCGTACCAGACCTGCCATGAGGCTTCGGACTTAGAGAACTGGACCCCCAGCGGCTTGTAGCCGTAGCCTGGGTGATCCCAGCGGAGCTGCGTGGACTCGTCTTCGCAGATGCGGAGATCGAATTCGTACAGACGCTCCATGTTCTCCCACGGCTCGTTCCAGAGCCGGAAGATATGGCGCTGAATACGCTCTTCGATGTCCTGGAATTCCGGGCAACGTTCTTTGACGGGGCGCTTCAGGTCGCAGCCCATGACAGCTTCGCTCTTGTCGTGAAGCAGGGCAGCGCGGACGAGACCGGCTTCCTCGACTTCCTTGGCTTTCGAGAGCTTGAAGCTGTGTTCCGCTACACTGAGCGGACGGATGGTGTCGCCACCATACCGATTGATGAAGCAGAGCGGCCGGATCAGCTGTTCTGCGGTGAAGGTGTACTTCTCGATATTGAAGATATCGATGTTGGGGCAGTAGGTTGTTTTGCTCATCGCATCACGACCATGTCTGCGAAGAACCGGCAGGGCCGGCGAACATGCATAAGGGGGATGAGGTATTGGACCACCCAACCCTGGTAGGAGCCCTGGAACATGTCGTGGGTTCCTGCGTCGAACTTCTTGCGGGCGTCCGCAATGACAGCATCGTACTTCGTCGACCATGCAGAACCGCGTGGCTTGACGGCGATGACGTATCGTTCGAGACCGGGTTTGCCGAGAGTCGTTATGTCGTCGGGTTCGGGTGTCGTTGCCCTGGGAAAGGACACATCATAGGTGGGAGCCACACGCTCTGCTCTGTCTTTGAGGGCGTGGTAGCTGATGCCCAGTGACCGAGCAACGAGGGAGAGATTGTTGTTGCTCTCCCTCAGTGCTTCTTCGATCAGTTGGTTTTCAAGTGAGTTGGATTTCATTGCTATTCCCTAAGCTGATGTAGTAATCGGCTGAGGGATATTTGTGCGTTATCAGCAAAATTTGCGAGATACTTTGTTTGAGGCTCTGTAGGGTCTGCGACGTATTCTCGGCCCTATTTGCGTCCATAGATCCGTCAATCTCATCGCCGATAAAGATCGACAGAATGTTGTTGGTTAGGACGCGCCCCAAACCGATCCTGAGTGCGAGATTAGCAATCGCTTTTCCCGAACCAGAGAGCGTGTGTAGCCGCTGGCCGTCGACAGTGATCTCGAAGTCATCATCGACAGTGATGACCTGTCGCTGACCACCCGACATCTGCTGAAGCAGAATGCTGGCAACGGTGTTGAGAGAAGGAATGAGGTGCTGTTTAACCGACGTCCGGAAGTTGGTCAGGGCGACCCTGGCACGCTTCCATTCTTCGGCCTGTTCCTCATTGGCCTGAACATCATGCATCTGCTTGGTGTACCGCTCTAGATCCTTCTCATACAGAGCGACCATCGCCTCGTATAACAACGCATCACCATGCTGTTTCTCGATGCCTTCCAGCTTGGCAAGCTCTTCCTCGACGACGACGAGCCTCTGGCGGGCGTCCCTGGCCTCGGAAAGCCACGCTTCGTACAGCGTGAGATCCCGGTAATAGAGCCGCATGCGATTGTCGTGATCACGGCGGGTCCGAAGGAGCACCTCATAGTTGGGGTGATCTTTCATCTCAGCCTCCAGCGCCAGGATCTGGGCTTGGACTTCCCGAGCCTTCTCCGCGATCACCAACCGGCCGCGCTCGATCTCGATATCCCGGCGAGAGATTGGTGGCTGCTCGGCCGGAGGAACCGCGTGAGCAGCGACATACTGGTCCGCGACCTTGAGCCACGCCTCGGCACGCCGGCGCTCGCCGGCCACGTCTATCTTGATCGGCTCCGAATACTGGTCGAGATCAGCGGGCAGCGCCTCGAACTGCTGTTCCAGTTTCGTGATGGTGTCGATCGACACGAACCATTCGTGCGAGCACGATGGGCAAGTGTGCGTGCCTTGCTTCTTCAGATCTTCGATCTGCTTCAGCAAATGCTGGCCAAGCTTCCATTCCTGGTGCTTGGCCTGATGTAGCTCGATCTGGTCCAGTTCTTCGAGCGTGTGGTCGGGATGGGGGTTGAGGCGGATGAACTTCTGCGCCTCGCTGAACTTCTCGTAGGCGTCCCAGACCAGCTCCATTGTGTCCAGCTCGGCTTCGCTGTAGCGCGGCTCCTGGAAGCCACGGACCTGTTCTTTGAGCCCACGCAGCTGGACATCGCGAGAAAGCTGCTGGCGGGCCATCTCTTCGAGTTCTGACGCCTCTGGCAGATTAATGGCCTTGGGCATGTCAGGCTCGACGACAACGGCGCGGAGCGAGCCGTTCAGCTCGTGCTTCTGGCGCAGCAGATCGCGATAGACAGCGAGTGTTTCGTCCAACTCGTGAGATGGCCGATAGCCCTCGGGCATCACCGGAGCCTGGGGCTTGCGGATGAACTCTTTCATCTTCTCGGCATCGCGGGTGAGCTGATTGGCATTGTCGCTCGCCATCTTGGTCAGTTCGTCGATGACTCCCAGACCGATGACGGAATCGACCATGCGCTTACGCTCGGCCGAACGCATCTCGCCGAGCTTGTTGACGGTGTCCTGGTTGCAGGCACACGCAACGTCAAAAACGTCAAGACCGAAACCGAGAAGGTTTGCGATCTTGACGTTCACAGGCTTAGTGCCCACAGCGATCGGCTTGTCCTGGCCGGCCTCGGCGAGGGTGGCGTGACCTCCGGTGCGCGTGACCGTATAGTCCTTGCCCTTTAGCCGCCATTCCAGCTTGCCTGACAGCTTCTGGTATTCGTCGGCAACTCCCCGCAGGGCTGACGTTCCGAACAGCAGCCAGCGGATCATTTCCAGCATGAAGGACTTGCCAGATTCGTTGGGGCCGGTGATGGTGCCGAAGCCTCGCTCGAAATGGATTGTTTCGGTGAGGCGACGACCGGTGACGGCGAATATCACGTCATAGTGGATGCTGATGAGCATTGTCGAAGGTCAGTCCCTTGTTGATGATGCTTGCGACGACACCTGGGAAGAACAGCATGAGTGCCTTCCGCTTCTCGTCGAATGATTCCAAGCTGTGTTGAGCAGCTCGATGCAGTTCTTCCAGGAGAGTGTGCTCGTAGGCCGACAACCCCGGAATGTTGCGCATCTTGGCAACCCCGCGCTCATAGTGCGCGAGGTCGAGCGTGAGAGGCTCAAACTCCATCGTGAAGCCTCTTAGAATGGTACGCTGCCATAAGCTGGCCAGCGATTGCTTCGCCGACGCCAGCTTCCGCGAAAGACTTCCGGAACATAGCGTCCATGTCGAAATCCCCGAGGCTAACAGCGGCCAAAGGCTCATCGACAGAGCCATCGCGTTTGATAGTGAGTTGGAGGCAGTCAATTTCTTCCCCTAAATTCTCTCCAGGGGAGAGGACGATGCGGACACAACGGTTGGCGAGGTTCAGGTTCGTTTGCGCGAGCTGTTCCAACGTCAGGGTGACATAGAGATCAGTGTTCTCTTCCTCACCGTGCGCGTAGGGCTGCATGGACCCGGTGACGAAGACCTCGACGTCATCGCGGGTGAATGTTTCAGGCTTGTGGATGTGGCCGGTATAGGCAGTCTCCACACCAACCCCGGCAAGTTCCTTGGTCGGGATCAGGTTGATGTTTCCGTTGTTGAAGTCCTTCACGTCCCAGTGACCGAATGCCACCTTGGCCGAGCCAGCTCGTTGCACCATCTCGCTGGCGCTCATGACAGGTTGCCATGCGAAGAATGCGAGATCGTCGATCTTGAACCAGTTGTCGACGACATGGATGTTCTTGGTGCCTTCCACGATCTTTGCAAAGATATCGAACGCTGACACGCTGGTCAGATCCCGCATCCAGTCATGGTTGCCTTTCAGGACCACGAACTTGACGTCGGGATTGTCGTTCGCTGCCTCACGGTAGATTTCGGCGGCGCGGACGATCGTGTTGTAAGGCACGATGGCCTTGTCGAAGAGATCGCCCACGCAGACGTGGATGTCGGCGGTAGGCGAACTGACGTGAGCCTCGAACTGACTCCAAACGAGATGCTCCCGCTCACCCCTTCGAGTAAGCGGGACGCCATGAATGAAAGAGCGACCCAGATGAGGGTCGCCCAAGGTTTGAAAGCTTGCGCTCATAGGAACAGGACCATGATGGCTACGGTGGTGATGGCGGCGAAGGCCGTCAGCCTAAGCAAGTGCTGGTTCGTTGGTAGGAGCATGGTAGTGATCCTTTGCCTTGAAGACGCAGTCGATCTGGTTGATCACGTCGAAGATGGCGTTGTGGGCATCGCCCTGGAACTCGTTGTAGAAGCTCTCGATCTTCGACGAAGCACCGAGGCCACGGATGAAGGAGTTCATGTCGACCGCCCAGCGGAAGTGGTACGGGTTGTAGACCTCATAGTCGTTCAGGTATGACTGAACGAAGCTGAAGTCGAAGGTGGTTGGCTTTGCCCAGAAACGGAGAGGCTCACCGCTACCGGCCTTGAGTGACCACTGCGAGAACGCTTCCATGACGGTCTTCGGATCTTCCATACGGAAGTAGATATCGTCGAGGATGTCTCGCTTCTGCTGGCCCCACCAGCTGCGGGTGCTTTCGTCCCAGAAGCGGTTCGGCGGAATAAGGAGGCATCGGTTGAACATGTCCGATGCGTCAACGGTGCGCTCTTCCAGATTGAAGCGCACGGCGGCGAGCTGGATCATCGCGTTGCGATCCGGCCGTGTGCCAGTGGTTTCGATATCGACCATTACGTCGAAGTAGTTGGAGTCCATTGGTAGTCCTTCAGTTGCTCCCAGGGGATGGAAGCTTTGCCCGCGTCTTTGACTTGTTTGATGAGAGTGAATGGCACCACGTACCAGCGGTCAGTGTTCAGGTTATGGACATAGACCTTGTAGATCCCGCGAGCGCCGGTAACGACGACGCCTGCGGCCCACTGCGCTGGCTTCAGCAAGCTGAACGGAAAGCTCGTCTTGTTCTGGGTACTCTTGACCTCAGCATAGAACGTCGTTCCGTCGAGGGTGACGATATAGTCACTCGGTTGCGCCCTAGCGCTCTCGGCTATTTTGCCGGTTCGGCCCGTGATCTCCGACGCATCAACAAGTCGGAAGTAACTGGCACGTTTTCCGAGGGAGTCTAGCACTCCCTCGAAAAATTTCTCGGAGGGTTTTCCGGTGTTTTTTGCCATAGTTAGGCATACATGGCACACCGTAGTCCCAAGTCAAATGCGGGTCTGTTGGACCTGAGTATTTTCCTGTCGATCAGACAGAGACTTCCGCCTTGATAGCAGGATGCGGATCATAGTCAAGCAGATTGAAATCGTGCGGAAGCAGATCAAAGATCGGCTTGTCAGCGATCCAGACACGGGGTAGTGCACGCGGCTGACGGCTCAGCTGCTCACGCGCCTGCTCGACGTGGTTCGTGTAGAGATGCAGGTCGCCAAACGAGTGAATGAACTCACCCGGTTCGAGGCCAACTTCCTTCGCGACCAGCATAGTGAGGAGCGCATAAGATGCCACGTTGAATGGAACGCCGAGGAACCAATCTGCGGATCTCTGGGTCAGCATGCAGTTCAGTTTGCCATCGGCGACATTGAACTGGAACATGCAGTGACATGGCGGGAGAGCCATGCTTTCGATCTCGGCCGGGTTCCAGGCCGAGACGATGTGCCGGCGACCGTGCGGATCTTTCTTCAGGCCGTCGATCACGTTCTGGAGCTGGTCGATCTTGATCGTGTTGTAGCCGTGAACCGCGCCTGCAACATCCATCTCCGGATTGTGCTCGTTGGTTTCCCAAGCTCGCCACTGCTTGCCGTAGACCGGCCCGAGATCGCCGTTCGCGTCGGCCCACTCATCCCAGATCGTCACACCGTAGTCGTGCAGGAACTTGATGTTCGTGTCGCCTCGGATGAACCACAGAAGCTCGACCAGGATGCTCTTCCAGTGCAGCTTCTTGGTCGTCAGCAATGGGAAACCCTCGCTGAGATCGAACCGAAGCTGCTCGCCGAACAGGCCAAGCGTGGCTCCGTTTCGCCCCTCGCGGTAGACGCCATCCTTCAGGAGCTTGTCGAGCACGCGGAGGTACTGGTGATCAGCCATGTTGCCGATCCGGCGCAGGTTGCTGGCGCTGAAGATGTGGAGCGTCCCACGATCATCCTCGACGTCATATCGGATCGCGCCGTTGCGCTTCCGGGTGACCCCCTGGACGGTGCCATCAAAAGCATAGTCGCCGGTGATCTTAGTCACGCGATCCCCAAAGTGGAAACGCTCATTCGTCCCATTCAATGCGGATGCCATACCGGCGTTCTCTGCGTGCTGCGTAGTCGTCAAATTGTTCTTCCTTCTTTTGGAGGTTGGCTAGATGATAGTCGTGACAGAACGGGCAGCGGAAGATTTTTGTCTTCGCCCGATGATAGTTCATCTCGCGCTGAGCCTTGCTGGCTTCGCTGTAGGTCTTGTAGGACCGCTTGTTCAGGCATGAGGACATCATAGAGCGGTGTCGCCGCCCCGGTATCTGTTCAGGGATCGTATCCATTCAATTGGCCATGTGTTGCTTGATAGTGTCCACCATGTCTTGGGCGCACGGTGGGCGCTCTTTTTTCTTCATTCCTCGCTCGAACTCTTTCCAGAATTTCTCATTGAGTTCGTCGGCGCAGGCCTTTGCGGCCTTTTGGTTCGGGAAGACAATGTCTCCCCGTTCCCCATTGTGTTCGTAGAAGTGAATGCTCCTACCTTTTCGAAGACAGAGTATCCATTTGCCGTCTTCGTTCCGAGCGGCGAAGGCCATCTGGCGTGTACCTGCTATCAGGGATGCGGAAGATGAGGTCTCCCCGAATAGTGGGGAGACCGAAGGTGAAGGCAGACCGATCGAAATCAGTGTCGATCGGCGTGCTGTCCAGAAAAGCGGACGGATGAAGGTCGTGCGCGGCCATCAGTCGACACGGCCGATGGGGTGGAAGTCAGTGGCGACCGGGAAGCGCGGGATACCGTCCGGTGTCAGGGCGAAGAACTTGATCGTCGCTTGACCACCGATGTAGCGCTGCTTGTTTTCGAGCAAGTCTTTAGTGAAGGCCTGGTTACCCTTCACGCCGGCTCCGAACTCGCGACCGTCAGGGAGCCTGCAGACCAGACGCTTGCCGTAGCCAGCCCAGTTGCCAAGACCGGGCAGGACGTCGACCAGCTCGAATTCCTGGTCCTGGAACTCTTTCCGCTTCAGCAGGAGCTTGGACCGCTTCTGCTCATACGGGCCGACGAGGCGGACCATCTGGCCCTCATAGCCAGCCTCCATGTACTGGATGTACAGATAGTCGAGCATATCTGGGCCGCTCACGTAGCGGGTGTCGACGAACTGGATCACGTCGGTCGGCCGGCGCTTCTCGTAGGGGAAGAAGTTGGCGAGGGGGATCATCCGGTTCGGCCAGTCTTCCGTGCCGTAGCAGTCGTAGACGTGGAACTGGATCATGGCCTTGGCCTTGGCCAGATCGTCGTCGTCGTTCTTCAATCGCCGAACGATGGAGGCGATCTCGTTGAAGTCGTCTTTCAGGGCGTGATTGTACAGCTCACCGTCAACGACCATCTCGGGGTACAGTTCGAAGAGCGGTTCGAGCGCTTCCACGATATGTGGTGCAGCCGTGATTGGCTTGCCTTGGCGGGTGAAGAGACCACGGGCGGTAGCCACGCAGCGGATGCCATCCAGCTTCGGCTGTGAGAACACCGGGAACTTCACCTTGCCGCTGTAGGACTTGGCGAGCATTGGTTCGAAGATGATCGGCTCGTCAATCGTGGAGATCGAGCGGTGGTAGGTGCGAGCCAGCTTCTTGGCTTCCTCGGCCTGGGCCTCGAACAGGGCCTGGGCCTCGGCGGTGGGCTGGCTCTTCGGAGTGCAGACGGTGAAGCCGGAGGCCACCATGGCACCATCCTGGATGCCGGAGAAGGTGCGCCAGGAGTCGCCGTCGACTTCATAGTACCAGACGCGGATGTTGCCGGTGGAGTCGCGTTTGTAGATTGGATCGGAGAACATCAGAGCTTGACCTTTAAGCGTTTGCGATAGTCGGACTTCATCTCCGACATGAGAGCCCGACGAGCCTTGCGGTTCAGGCCGGTGAAGGGGTTGGGCAGATCCTGGATCTGTGCAGATCGCCGGTTGCTGGCGAGGCTAGTATCGTCGACAGGAGCAGCCTGTCGTGCCATGACATCGGGTGGGTTCATGATCGGTTCCGGTAGTTGTCCAGGGCAGAGTGACAGGTGCTCACCGTGTTGGGGTTGACCTTGACCGTGCCGTAGAAATCGGTGTGGAGAGCGCAGACGCCGCCTGAATAGGCCGAGCATGTTCTGCATGAATGGCCCTCGATCTTGAGGGCGGCGGTGAGGATGTTCCTCACCGCCAGCTCGCGGAGATGTTTCCTCCGCTTCCGGCCCCAGGCATTGAATTCCTGGGCGCAGCGTTCCCACTCCTGCGGGAACAGCAATTTTGCTAGAGCGGTGCGCTCGTCAGCCGAGAAGATACTCAAGCGAGACCGTTGCCTTGTAGCCTGGAGCCCAGGCGGGGCCGGCTTCGATAATGTCGGCCAGCTCGTCGATCTCTTCGATCTCGGTGACCTTGGTCCAGGAGCCGCCGTTCGGATCGGGGATCGTGATCGTCGCTGCCCACCGCTGAGCGCCGACACCCTCGATCGCGGCCTGGGCGGCTGCATCGGCGAAGATGCTACTCATCGCGAGACCGCACTGGCATTCCGTCGAATAGAGATCGAGGTAGAGTTCACGCAGAGCGCGGAGCGAAGTGCGAACGTCCTCGTCCATGACAGCGTGTTCGAGCAGCTCATTGAGCACGCTCGGATGGACATTCCAAGCGATGGGCGACATCAGCGCGGAAATGAGGATATTACACTGCTGCAGGTTGGCAGCGACCGGTCCCATGTGGGTGATCTCGTCGAGGAAGTTCTGCACTTCCTCGTGGGTGGCGTCGACATCGAGATTGCGGATAGCTGGTTCGGTGGTGTTCATGCTGCAAGTTTCCGTTGTTCAAAGAGGTAGTCCACGACACCTCGGATTTCGTCATCGTTCAGTCGGCCACCCCACTTCGCTTCAGGGACGAAGCTGAATTTGGGTGACTCGAAGAGTTCCACCTGACCGAGAAGCACGCCCTTCTTGTCGCTCCAGGGCTCGAAGGTCAGGCCCACGGAAGGGCTGGCGTCGAGCTTGCAAAGCTTGAACATGTCGGGGTGGTCGATCATGGTGCCACGGGCGAGGCTGATAAACTCCGGGACAATGTCCCTGTGGACGGAGAAGACCAACTCGTCGTGGATCGGGATCATGAAGCGGGCTTCCCTTTCGGTCCAACCGGCCTTCTTGATCTTGTCGTTGATGCGGATGACCGACCTTTTGGCGATCGTCGCGCAGGAGCCTTGGATCATGCTGTTGACCAGCTGATTGTTGGCTCGGGTCTGGATCTTGCGAGCCATGAAACCGATCACCGCGTTGAAGCGGCGAACGAGATCATCCTCGCGAGCACCCGGAAGCAGAAACTTCTGCATGAAGAGATCAGCCCACATGGGCGTGGCCTCGAAGCGCACCCGACGTTGGCCATCGGGCAAGGTAACATAGCCGTTCCGCTGACCCTCTTGGATCAAGGCAACACGCCATTGCTCCGCTTCACTGAAGCGGCTGCGGTAGCGGTCGGTGGCTTCGGCGGTCTTGGTGCTATCCCAACCCATTCGCTCGCCGATGGTTGCCAGCCAACCGGAATACCAGTAGTTGAAGTTGGCACCTTTGCCGACTTCCGTGCGCCAGTATTTGTAAGCGTCACCGATGTCGAGCGCGGTGCCCTTCAAATTGGTAAAGAGCCGGTTGAAGTTCGTTTGCTGGCTCCGAAACTCTTCTTCGTATTCCTCGCGGAGCTTGAAGTTTTTCAGAGCCTTGAACGACGCTTCGTCCAACCCTGGTACATCGACCGACAAGATATCGGCCGCTGCACCGGCATGAAGATCCTCGTGAGGGATCTGACCGAAGGCCTTCACAAACTGGCGGTCGCCGGAGAACTCTCCGATTTCTACCAGCTCGATCGCTGACCAGTCGATCGAGACGATGACGTGATCGTCGTAGTCGGCCTCAAAGAACCCGCGAACGTAGGTGCTCTCACCACGCTTCGCGAGCTGCATCGGGTTCGGATAAGACGCCGCCATTCGCCGGCTCGCCAGCATGGACGAGACGACCGGATACATCCGGCCGGTTTCCGGGTCCATCAGCTGATTATACGGTGTCAAGTAGAGCTTCATGCGCTGCTCGACGCCGGCGATCTTGTTGATTGCCTCAATCAGCTTGATGCCGAAGTAGGCCCGCAGGTTGTATCGTTCGAAGAGCGCTTCGAGCCGCTGGACAGCAGCATCGTAACCCTCGTCCTCCTCATCCAGCTGCTTGACCTCGGCCTGAGCGGACGTGATCCGCAGACCCACCTCGGGAGGCAGGTCCGCGATGTCAGCCTTCAGCTTCCGCTCCAGCCGGTCTTTCAACCGGCCTCGGCATTCACCATCCGACTGGACCTTGCCATCCGAGCGGATCAGCTTGGTCTGGATCAGGTCGTAGATCAGAACCCGAATCGGCATGTAATGCGAGAAGTTCGGACCCTTCGGCTCCGGAGCGCCCCGGTCTGCCGACCAGGAGTTCGACACCGGCCCGCGCACCTGGATGCACTGGGTGAAGTCGTCCTTACTGTTCTCGCTTTCTGCCCAACTGGTGATCTGATTGCGGTACTTGGCGTGCTTGCCATCCTTGTACCACTTCTCGGCCAGGAGCGGTTCATACGGCTCATCCTGGAAGGGAAGGAGCTTCTGCACCGTGTCCTTCATCCCGCGAAGGATGTCGGCCATCACCGTTCGTTCCAGGTCACGCCGGCTGCTGACTGCATCCGTGTTCACCTTCAGGCCGTTGATCCAGATGTTCGAGAACACCTCGATCATCGGGTTTTCCTGGGTGAAGAAGCAGTTCAGCGCGGCCGGCGAGTTCTTCGCCATATAGTCCATGAGCTTGCGGAACAAGCGCATGGCCCAGTAGGCGTCGTCTGCACCATAGGCTACGGTCTCAGCACCGGTGAGCTGGCCCATGTGGGCCTTGTCACCGAGCACCTGCTGGAAGGTCGTCATATTGTGACCGAACATAGTCTTGACGAGCTTCTTCAGACCATAGCTGTACGCGATCGACTTGACGAAGCCATTGTAGGAATGCTCAGCCGAGCTTTCCTTCGCAAGGATTTTGAACACGAGTTCCGACAGCGACGGTGGCATGTCGTTCGGACTGTCCGGATCATAATCCTTGCACTCTGCCAGGATGGCCGGCATGAGGCGCTTCATCTCGCCCTGGCCAGCAGCGTTGAACTCACGAATGTCGTATTCGTCGGGTCCGAACGCGGAGACGGCCATCTGCATCGTGTCGATGTAGCGGGGCAGTTGGAAGTTGTAGCACGACTTGAAGACAGTCAATTCGTAGTTCGCGTTGTGCGCGACCCAATATGACGTCTCAGGCAGTGCTTCGAGCAGCAGTTTTGCCTTCGACCACGGCAGGCGGTTTTCGACGTCCGCGTGGTTCAGGTTCACATAGTAGGCGGTATCGCCGCCCTCCGGATACACCGAGTACCCGGTCATGACGGTGCGTCGAATATCGAACACCGTCTTCGCGGTGGCCGCTTTCTTGCGGGTCACCGGATCGTAGGAACAGTAGGACATCAAGCCTTCGTGCCTGTTGTCGTCCTGTGTTTCCGTGTCGAGGCCGACGAAAGACGCGGCCTTTATTTCGTTGATAATTCGAAGAGCATGTTGCTCGAAGTTCGTCTTATCAATGAGCAGTGTTTGGATCAAAGGAAGAACTCTTTAAGATAGTTGTCTGCTGCTTTCGGGTCGTTTTTTCCGACCTTCATGCTGGAAACTATCAAATCGATATCTACAGGAAAAAATCCAGTGATTTCCCAGTGCGCTCTAATAGAGCTAGGATGAATTTTGCACCGTTTGGGTAGAGACAGGTCGATTTCCGAGCTGCCATCGGCGACGATATCGTCAATGAACCGGCGCAGTTTGTCCTTGTCTACCTCGGCCCATGTCTTGTCACCGAACTGCTCGATTCCGGGTATATTATCCGAGGCGTCACCCACCGTCACTTTGTAGTAGCGAACCATGTCCATCGGTACATGTGGTTTGGGGTTTGCACCGACGAAAATGTTGTTCGGATACTCAGCGCTGAGCTGCATCATATCGTAGTCGTTCGACCAGATCTCGATGGTGTCGCCATTGGCGGCATAGCGCCGAGCCAGCGTGGCGATCACGTCATCGGCCTCATAGCCGTCGACCTTGAACTGGATTGCGGAAGAGAGTTCGAGCGTCCTCTGGACCATCTTGAAGGCTTCATAGACGGACTCACCCGGCTTCTGGCGCTTGCCCTTGTAGGCTGGGTAGATCGCCTTGCGACGGTCGTTTCCCTTGAAACCGTCCCACACATAGAGCACGGCGCTGTCCTGCACCATCTTCTGCACGTCGTTGTAGAGCGTGCGCGGAACGAGGCCGGTATGGTCACGTTCGATCGCTTTGCGAACAAAATTGTTCGCGTCAAAAATCCGGTATCGCATTGGAAATCCTACATAAAGAAAGGCCCGCCGAAGCGGGCCTGTTCTGGCGGCGGAGCCGGTCTTAGTTGACCGATTCCGGACGCGGGTTCACGAGCTTGAGGACGCCCCAGGTGCCCTTGGCATTCTTCCGGGTTTCCTGCTCGATGTCGACGACGATGCGACCAGCGCGGATGTCGAGACCGGCCTTGCTGGCCTGCTGCAGGAGCGTCTGGTAGGACTTCCAACCAGTCGTGGAGAGCGAGTGACCGATGGACTCGCCAGCGTTCACAAGGATTTCACCCTTCTTGTTCTTGATGTCGTCGAGGACTTCGAAAGGCAGATCCGCCGAGCGGAACTCGGAGGCATTCGGGTCGATACGCTGGGCCTGGGCCACAACGTCAGCCCACGGACGCTGCTTGGCCGAAACCAAACGGTCGTAGGTCTTTTCGTAGATCGCAGGATTGCCGTACTTGATCGAGTAGCAATACTGCACCGCGCTGAAGTCGAGCACCGCAGTGATCTTGTCGAGCGGGGTATTGTCGGTCCCGATGAAGAGGCCAATTTCGTTCACCTTCAACCACGCGGTAACGTTCAGGGAGCCGGTGAGCATGTCGTCGACACCGAGCGGCGCACCGCGAGTCGGCATTGCGACGGCGGTCGAGCCCTGCACGGTGGCAGGAACGAGACCCATGTTGGCGTTGGCGTCCTGAGAGATGTTACCTGCAGCTGCGGTTGCGGCGGCGATAGCGGCTTGGATGGGGTCCATAGAGATAATCCTTATACAAGTGACAGTGTTAGATGTCAGACGTTCACAGTTGACTAGCCCTATTTAATCATAGTTCCTCCGGTGTCAAACGGAGGTCTATTGGTACTCCGCAATTGAATAGTCTTTTTCATGACCAGACAATTGAAGGATGGGCCTTGTCGGGTCGACCTTGTGGGCGTCCAAGCTCTTCTTGTAGATAATTCCGAGCTTGTGCTGGTCGATACTGTTCGCGTATTCGAAGACGGAAACCCGCAAGGGGCTGAGCCGCTTTCCTCGAACACCGCGAGCGTTGGCCTGGAGGAATGTTGTGTCCAAGAAATCCAGGGTGAGGTGGATGATATGATCGACCTCGCGCTTCCCGCAGAACTGCCAGTTAAAACCGACATCAGCGCACTGCGGGGAGCACAGCATGTAATCGATACGACCCTCTTCGAAGGCGCGGGCGACCGCGTCCGACTGCTTGATGGTCATACCACCCCAGATGCGCCCGTAGCGGAGTTTGCGCTTCTGAAGCATTTCTTCGATCCGCTCCTGTTGTGGAATCATCGCGGTATAGATGATCAGGGGCGCACCGGTGTTCTCGTGGTCGTCGAGATGGATATCAAGGAGTTCCTCCTTGCCAGTCATCTCGCCTGGGATCACGTCGATGAATTTCCCCGGATCGGTCAGATCCGGGAAACGGTTTGGATGTTCCATGAGCTGTTGCGCTCGAAGGAACGCCACACCGGGCTCAAGGCCGGTGAGGTAGAATTTCTGCAAATCGACTACTGCCTGCTCATGAAACTGGTCGTAAAGCTCACGCTGCTTAGGCGACATCGAAACGACCTCTGGTATGATGATCGGATCATTGCCTTCGCCGAACACATCCTTGAATGTGCGCCGGATCGCGTGCCGGCCGAATATGGCCCGCAGCTTCTCATGGTTCTTCCAGCCGATGATCTTCTTGTCCGCGTCCTTGATGGCGTGTTGCCATTCGAACGCTTCAGCGTGGGGGTAGTATCGTGGCTCAATGACTTTGATCGCGGGATAGGCTGACGTCAGCTTCCCGCTGATCAGCGTGCCGGTCATGGCAATGAACCAACGCATGCGTTTTGTCTCAAACACCTCGAACAAGGCCAGGGAAGCCTCACTGGTCGGTGATTTGAAGCCCTTGTGGAATTCGTCGATATGAACGGCCTTCACATAATCAGGCAGCTGCTTATAGCTGAGCGCCCAACGTCGGTAGCCCATCAGGAAAACTTTCGCTCCAGAAGCGAGTTGTTTCTCGACCTGTTTACGGGTGCCGTCGACAATAACAACATCTTCTTCCTTGAAGTGAGTGAACCGAAGAACTTCCCTCCTATTCTTGTCGAGAAGCCGCTTAGGCATTGGCCATACTGTGCCGACTCCGTGGTGGTTCCAAAGATACCATTGCATGACGACGACTGAAGGGGTTTTCCCTGTCCCTGGGTCTGACAAGTTCATACATTTTTCATTGGCAATATAAAAACTGAGATCAGCCACTTGCTCCGTACGAAGAGTCGGTTTATCGGGTGTGTCAATCATGAGAGAAGGAACCAGTTCATGGATGTAAGCGAGATAGACAAAGAGATCGCTCGGCTTGAGAAGCTCAAAGCCGAGGCGATGGAAGCGGAGAAAGAGAAGCAACGAGTTGCCGAGTTTGAGGAAGCCAAAGAGGTAATGGGTCGGCTGCTTGTCGACATCAACCGTATATATGACCTCGGGTATTGCCCTCCAAGACTGTTGGAAGCCCTGAAGGATGGCACCGGGAAGTTTGCTCCTGGCACCTACATCAAGAGACCAAAGGCTCCCCGAGAGCCTAAATACCACATTGACCGGGACTAGCTCCTGTTGAAGGCCGGCGTTTCACGCCGGCCTTTGTTTTATAAGCAACCCGAATAGTAAGAAGCCCAAGCTGCTTCTGTCTCATGATCGTTTTCCTCGGCACAGTCCTCACAGATGTAACAACCATCGTGAGCAGAGTACGCCGGTGTTTCGTTCGTCAGCCACGTCCAGCTACCGCCACACCACGGTGCACAGCAGTAGCCTGGGCGGGGAACGTTCTTCAGCCGTGGTCGGCCATGATAGCCGAACCGGATCATGTTGATGAGTTGCCACCACAAGATCCTCCCAGCCCGCGTCTGCGGGCCGTGGAGCGCGATCCAGGTCCAGACCGCGTCCCAGTTCATCCGATAGAGATTGCGCCACTCAGCCCAAGCCAGGGCCACGCTGAGCGCGATAAAAGGCATGAGCGGACAGAAGACTACCATCAGCGCCAGATCCGCTTGTAGAAGCGTTTCTGGCCGTCGCCATGGTCCTGCCACTCGCGCACCCAGCCGGCTCCCTTCGCCGCCAGTAGAGCCTGCTCGTAGTCGATTGGATCGTCGAACTCCTGCAGCTCGCCCTCGTTGACCTGGACAACGTATTTGACCAGGGGTTTGGTCTCGGTCACTGGACCGCCCCCGGCAATGGCGAGAACTTCGGCTTAGCCGCAGCCTTTGCACGGACCTTTGCCATGATCTCCGGCTGGAGAATGCGACCCAGCTCAGTGAATGCGGCTCTGTCGAGATCAATATCCTTCGCCTCGCACAAGAGCGCGAGAGTGACCATCGTGCCGCCAACTTCCTGCGATGGCTCGCCGATTGGCCGGCCGAACACATAGTCGACCAGCTGCAGAGCCTCTTCCCTGGTGCAGTCACACGACTGGGCGAGTTCCAATGCTTCCTCCAGGAAGCGGTGCATGCGCTCCTGGGGCTCGACGTCGGGAGCGCTGCTGAAGCAGTCCCGGAACCAGCCAGACACGCACATCTGGAAATGTTTCATGGGTTGATCATCCTTTGATATAGGCGATGGGTTCCGATCTTTTCGAGCGGAAGCCCATCTAGATTGAAGGCTTGGGGGTCCATCTTCGGACCAGCCGGAAGTTCGAACTTCTGGCCCAGTAGGATCACCGGTCGGTGATAGAGGGGCATCGTCTCGATCAGGCGGTCGAGCAGCTTGTGGTTCTGATAACGGTAGCCGTAGATGATCAACGGGGTGAGGTTGGTCAGCATCAGGTGATGCGGAATCTTCCTCATGTCGATCGTCCAGAACGGCATCCAGGCAGCAGTCCCGTCAGAGCTGGACAGCCTGAGCAGGTTCGAGATCGCGGTTCGGTTGTCCGGAGTGTCGACGACCATGAGAGGCTTGCCAATCGCGGTCTTCGGGAGGGGGAGCGCCGCTTCGATAAGCGGGTGATCGGGCAGTGGGTGATCGAGGCGATCATCCAGGTCGATCTTGTGGGGGCAAACCGGTCGGTTCTTGATGCCCAGCACGACTTCAATGTCCAGGTCTACGCCGGTGGCGTTGGCAACGGAAGGGCCGGCTTGGATAAGCACCCCGATGTCGCCTACGATCCAATGCAGACCGTATGACGGGGCATGGACCTTGATCATACAGAGACGGTGGTCAGCTTAACTGAGACCTGAGCTGCGCGGTTCTGCGAGAAAACATCCTGGTAGGACAGGAAGCCCGCGTTCATGATGAAGGCCTGCATCTGTGGTTCGAGGGCTTTGAAGGCCTTCTCGTCCGCGACGAGTTTCTCACCAGTCTTCTTCGCGACGGCGGGCGCGGAGACAGTGACGAAACCACCGTCACCATTGTAGGCAGCAGGTCCGAACGATCGGAGCGCTGCCTTCAGCTCTTCCTTCTCGATGACGAGAGGTTCGAGCGTCCTTTCGATTTCCAGAAGGCGATCAACGAGGCCTTGCTGGGTTTTGAGGTTTTGGAGCATTGCGTAGTGCCTCCTCTGCATAAAACTTCGACACCAAGGCCCGAGTGAACGGATCTGGATGGTTTCGAGAGTTCATTTGAACAAACCCCGCGAGAAACGCGGCACGTCTCTCGCGGGGCTGACGGTGGTAGGTTTGAAGGATCGAGAAATAATCTCGGTACTTGGTTATGATCATGTCTTCCTGACAGTGTTGGACCCCGTCGCCCCCGTGCCTGCGAGAACAGACACAGGAGTGATGAGTTCATTCAAGCTAAGACCCGTGACCTTACTGATCCGGGTCAGCTGGGCCAGCGTGAACGCATGCAAGCCCAGCTCCATATTCCGGAGAACCGGAATGCTCACCCCCACCAACTCGGCCATTTCCGAATGTGACCTCGAACCACGGTGCATCGTCAGCTTGATGCCAACGGTGCGGTGTTGCGGATCGATTGCTTCACGATCGATGGTGCGAAGATGACCCTTACGGGCCGGGAGCTTCCTCGTCACGTTATATTGGTTCTTCAACCGGATGATCGTGTCGCGATGACGACCATATTTGCGAGCGATTTCGTCGTAGGAAAGGTCGGTGTTCGTAAGGTCATAGACAGCTGCCGAGTGCCACCCTGAATTGTCGGCCATTTAATATATTCTCCGAGCAATGTGACCAAGAGTGTGACGTCGAAGACGTGACAAGTTGGTCGTTGTTGCTGGAGTTACGGCAATGATTTTCGAGGTTTACCGAACAGTTTCAGTACTTTAGGTGAAAAAGACACACTAATTACAAATCAGGTGCTCTACCAACTGAGCTATAAGGGCAACCCCGAGGAAACCAGCCGTTTCCCCAGAATGTTTAGTTTCAATCAGTGGACCCTGTGACAGATTTTGTGACAGACTCCATTTTCTCCGCCGCTTCTCTAAGCGTCTTCGAGGACGTGTGCGAGTAACGTTTGACCATGGAACGGGTCTTATGACCCATGATGTCCATGAGGACCGTTTCCTCGATACCCGCCTGCTTCCCGAGAGACGCATAGGTGTGTCTAAGATCGTGTATCCTCAAACCTTTTAGACCTGATTTGTCAACCGCATTCTTCCAAGATTTTTTGAAAGATGTGATTGGCCCCCTGGTCTTTGGGTTATAAAATACCCAATCCTTGACCGAGGTCTTTTTTGTGACCACGAGTGTGTCACGCAGACGTTTGGTTAGAGGGATGATCCTCGACTCACCTGTCTTCGTGCGTTTCTCGTCCAGATTGCCGAGCACGATTTGGCTTCGTTTCAAATCGATCTCGGACCACGTCAATCCACAGACCTCGCCTGAACGCATGCCGGTGTCGACTGCAAGCAGAATGAACAGCCTGAGTTGACTAGATTTGCACGCGGCCAGTAGCTTCTCAACGTCCTCCGGCCGAAGCCATCGGTTACGTTCTTTCGCCTCCGCAAGCCCGCTCTTGTCAAAGTCCTTGGCGGGGTTACGGGTGATCTTATCGTCCCAGTGCTTCGCTGTCGAAATCAGGGACGAAAGGAAAGCAATATCTCGGCGGATCGCCACCGATCCGCTCACCTTGAGACGTTCTCTAACATAGTGCTTGAGATGTTTGTCTTCTAGTGCAGCGAGGCCGAAATCGCCTAGTACACTGTAGATATTGCGGAAGCTCGTTTTATAGTTATCGACCGTTTTCGCCTTGATGTCAGCGGTCTTGAAAAACGTCGCCGCCGCATCCGAGAAGCTTATAGATCCCAGACTTGCGTGTTTGGCATTCTCTTCGGCTTCGATTGCGTCTGCCTTTTTCTGAGCAGCTCCTCGGTTTCTTTCCTGAGTTGATATCCGCTTGCGGACACCGCCAACGGTGATATTGGCTTGATAGAAAGGACTTCCTTCTCGTTTGTAGACGGTTGACATTCATGCTTATCCCGAAGCCAGGAATCGATGTCCTCTGACCTCACTCGCCACGAGCGTCCGAACTTCACAGCACCGGGTAGTTTCCCACGCGATGCCCAGTAAATGAGAGTCCGTTCGCTGACGGACAGCTTCAGAGAGAGTTCCCTCAAGGTCATGTACATGATGGCAGGCTTCTTACTTGGTTTCCTAGTTAAAGTGACGGTGGAATCTCTTTAGCACATGGACATAGACATCCGGAAGTGGATATCCAGAGTCTTCCACGATTTTCGCCGCAGTTTTCATGCGTTCGATCGTTGGTGCGAGTGCGAAGAAATCTTCGTCCTCATAATGTAGGTCAAGCTCCGAGGCAAGTTCTTTTAGCAAGTCGCAAATTGCCTCCGCTACGTCCATGTTGATAGTCCCTTGCATGTCTAGTCCTTCATAAGTGTGTCATCTACAAGCCGCTTCCTGTTGCCGTGTGCCGGAAAGCCTACGATGACCCCCTTACGCTCATGAGAACAGACCCTGCATTCATCGCATGTCGTATGCGTGTATGTCGCAGGACATACCATGAGCTTGTGACCTTCCGGCAGATTGTTTTTCATAGGTCTTACCCGAGCCCGATACTCGGAAAGCGTTTCACTGAACTCCCCCCCCTTTGCTTTTCCTTGCGTAGTCAGAGTGTATTACCACTGCGACGGGGAGACCAGTCTGCTTGAGTTCCACAGCCTCATCCAAGTTATCAGCGGACAAGTTTACTGGAAACCCTAAATCTTTAGCCTTACGCAAGGCTTGAAGATTCTTTTCTGTGGGTGGTTTGTGAGTAAACGCAATCACAGGTCTATTTCGATTAGCGACTGCTAATCTTGTGAGCTTTTCTTCGTCTATTTCGTCTCCGACGCCCGGAAGGTCGCCAGCTTGACCATATCTCCATAGCTGATTTCGCATGATTTTGCTCACGGATTTAACGAATGAATCAAAATCCATTCCTTTGGTTCCGGAACTGATTTCTTGCCAGTGAATACGAAGAGGACCGTTCTCTGCATAGCATCCCTTGCCCAGCAGCGGACAGCTGCTGGGACACGTCTCTTGCGAGCTGGTGGATACTGGGATGGGTCCGGTCTTTCGGTTCGTACTCACTTCCGTTAGGAAGTAGCGCATCTGAACCTCAGAAATTGACCTGTTGCAGATTAGTCATACCAATTGAAGAAATCGGGATCGTCTTCTTCGTCGAGGGTGTCCACGTCGATGATCAAAGGTCGACCGTCGAACAGATGGCTCGTTTGGCTTTCCGGCACTTCGCCGACGACTTTGTACTTCCAGGCTCGACCCTTTGCGTTCTCGTAGTCCGCTGGGATAGCAACCACGTCTCGCGGGTCAATTTCGAGGATAACTACACGGCCTTGACTTCCATAGTAGTGCGGGAGATAGGACCAGGAGCAGAAATGCAGACCATGGCTGCACGTTTGATACCTATCCGGGTTGACAGACTCGCGGTCCATCTCGACAGTTTCACCCACGCGGTTATAGACAGTGTCTCCGTCTGGACCCCGGTGGAAAGAAGAGTAGTCGAGCTTGACCTTCTTGTAAGCCAGGAAATTGCCGTCTTGGGTGATCGGCATCTGTGCCTGTGTCAGCCACAGAAACAATTCCTCCCGAGCAGCCGCACTCGGGTGTTCATAGAGCTTGCCCATGAACTTGGCCCAGGGCTCTATATTGAGATCCAGGCGCAACATTTCAAGCATTCGCTGGGTGAGAAACGAGTGAATTTCCTCACCTCGGTACAAAATGGCATCCTGCGTGACATCGACGTCGCCAACGGTGAGCAGAGACCTGATCGAGGCGGCGACGTTCGTGAGTGGAGCGAGGGCGTCCTCGGTTCCCGTGTCATTCTTCAGATGCTCGACGATTCTCTCATAGTTGAGATGCGAGGATGCGATCGACAGTGGTTTTCCTTGAAGGACAACGGTCAGGCTGTCTTTCGAGATCATGAATGGGACGTTGGTCATTTCGAGAGAAGTTCCATGTAGTGCTGGAGCTTGGCCTCGTTATCTATGGACGCATAGAGCAACGGGTATTGCTCCATCAGAGCCTCCCAGTCGCCGAGTACCTCGTTGCGATAGGGATTGTTGACGGAATTGGGGATAAACTCAGGCAGGAACGAGGTGAGTTGGGAGATGGATTCGGTGATGAATGTCTCGACCGGACCCGTTCTTTCCTGATACCGTCTGACGAACTCTGTGAGGTTCGCCGGGATCAGCGGTTTGACGCTGTCGGGAGCCGACGCGATGCGAGAGATCGCGTTGGTCATGTTGTATGGCAGGTTTAGTGCCCGCCGTTGCAGGTACGCGAGGTATTCAGCCCTGTCGGGCAGCAGCGAGCGAAGCTTGTCGTGGTACTTGACCAGATTGACGCCCTTCTCCCGCAATCTCCAAATCTGGTCGTTGCGGAGGATGTAGACGTCGAACTTCGTATTCAGCGTATCCATGTGGCTTTCAACCCACATGCCGACCTTGGTGGCCGAATAGTAGCTGCCATGGTCGCCGCGTGGGTAGACCCTCTGGCCGGCGTATTCGACGTAGACCAGTTCCTTGATATCGTCGAGGTTGACGAGCCGGGGAATGACGCCAGTGTAGTTCAGCTGTTTCAAGGTGGCGACGTTTGGTCTCGACTTCTTGTCACGCTTCGGCAAGGCCAATGGCTCGATCTGATCAGTGATGAAGACTGTGGTCGGCCGGCCGAGGATGTTGACCAGATGCTCAGCGTGGCTCTGGGTCTTGGCTTTGATCCAGATGGCTCGCTGACCTTTGGGCAACTCCGAGAAGGCCCGACGAACACGCATGTTGGTCTTGGTGCTGGCCTTCTCCACTTCCATGATCAGGGTCGTCTTCAAAAGACGACCCGGTTCCAGGCTGATGGGGTAGGCTTTTCGTATGGCGGTGAACGAAGCGCCGGCGAGCGGACTGCCGATCCAGTGGTGGTCCCACTCATACATGCGAGCCCGGTGTTCATTGCCGATTTGCTGGATCTTGAATTCGAGCTTGAGCGGCTCACCCCGGAATGTCAGGTGCTGGCCAAGAATCTTCCAGATGACATCGGTCACGCGCTTCTTGTGAAGCAGATCGCAGGCGTGAAGGTAGCTTTCGCAAGCGTCCAACTCTTCCTGGACCATGGTCGTCATGTCGGTGAGTATTTCGTCCAGACGCTTTTCGATGTTGGCGACGGTCAGCTCGTCATAGCCCAGGGCTTCTCGCGAGGTGTTGACCGACAGCTGGCCGATGGGGTAGTCAATGAGCACCGGCAGCTTGAACAGCGGGTTATCGCGGAGCCGGGGTGCCAGGGCGTCCGGATCGAGCGGGTAGATCACGCAGCCTTGGCGGGCCATGGCCTTGTCGCCCCACGGGAAATCGTGTTTGTGGTAGATCGCCCAGTTGTCACCCGACAGTTTCGGCTCCGGGTATTCCGTCTCCATGTTGATCAGGTTCGGCTTCGGGTCGAAGCCGAAGAAGACGATCGGCGCTGCAGAACGGAACGTCTCAACATCCTTCATCTGGACAGCGAAGCTGACCTCGATTCCGGTTGGTTCATCGGAAGGCTCAGCAGAAACCAGCCCGATCTGCGGAACATCGTCCGCACCGATCGACACCACATAAACCCGGCGCTCGCCGTCGAGCCATGCGGTGACGGAGAAGCTGGAAGTGTAGGCGAACGGGGATTTGGAACCCAGGCCGATCATGCCGACCGCGCTGTTGTCGTCGCGCTTCGACGATGCGAACATGGTTGAATAGAGGCCCATGATGTCGGCGTGGCTCATCGAACAGCCATAGTCTCGCACCGAGAAATTCGGATCGAAGATGGTGGGCAGCTTGACGTCGAAGGGAACATCGAGCTTGCCGGCCGCAACGTGGCCGTCGCGGGCGTTGGTCGCCAGCTCTCGCATCGGCGACCGGATTTTGTCGGCATAGATACCGTTGATGACCGAGTAGAACATCATGCTGTTCATCTCGACTTTGAAGCTCTGGGCGTCGATGTTCGACGCCCAGTCATCATTTCGAAGAGCATTAAGCTGCATAGAGGTAATTCTCCAGGTCAAGGAAGGTGATGCCATACTGGTCCAGGAGATCGGCGACGACCTCCGGGTTGGCGCTGATGAACTCGATCAGCGCCTCACGGCTGTTTGAGCTGTACAAGTTGGCTGAAAACGACGAGGATTTGCGACCGCGACCACGGTTCTTGCGGTTGGACTTGCCGTTCCCGCTGAGGAAGCTGTTGCCGCCAACCAACGATGGACGACGCCACTCGCGGTCGTCGTCATCGACGTCGTCCCATATCGAGTAGGAAGAGCCGTAGCTGAGATACCCACCCCTCCAGTCGTAGTCGTTGTCCACCTCGTTGGGGTCGCGATCGACGACGAGCTTGCTCTGATCGAGCTTGATCATCATGTCGAGCAGTTCCTGCATGTGCCGAAGATCCTGGCATTCAGATGCACTGTGCTCCCGGAAATAACCGACCGACACATTGGTGCATTCCGGAATCAGGTGGGTGTAATTGGCTGTGTCGGTGAAGACGCCGCTGTTGTCCTTCTGGTAGCCGGTTAGCTGGTCAGCCAGGGAGTTGGCGAACTTCGTCGAGCAGCACCGGCCGAACTGGTGCGTGATCACCGAATTGCGAGCACGACGGTCGAAAGCGATGGCGATCTTGATGTTCGACAAGAGCTTGGTCTGTGTCTTGGCGAAGAAATCCGACCCGTGACCACCGCTCTCTTCCTCGCGGTGGAAGACATAGAGCCCCGGCACGCCAGCCCTGATCATCTCGGTCATGATCCAGACACCAGTGGTGCAGTCTGCACCCAGGCAGTTCGAGATGCGCTCCTCGTCGGCGAGGTAGGCCCAGTCACCATCAGCACCGACCAGCTGGTGGCCGTCCATCCAGTGGACCGTGTCGGTGTGGCAGGACCACATGATCGGACTATCGCCGATCACCTTGTAGAGGTTGCCGAAGTAGTCGACCTGGACATCAAGCGGCAGCAGAAACCTCTTGATGAACTTCTCTTCCGTCAAAGAACGCGAGGGTCTCCGGTAGGAAAGCATTTCTAAGTACGTTGCGACGGTCATAGTATTCCTTTTCCGCTTCTGCGGGTGTCATGCGTTTTTCGTTGAAGGTGGGGAGGTCTCGCACCAGGAACTTGAGCCCGGTCACGGAGCAGACGTGCATGGCACGTCGATCTTCGTCTTTGATCTTGCGACCATCGGCGAGGATGTGAGCCTCGACCGCGCCGCTGTCGATGTCATCGAAGGGCTCGTTCGCGATGGCATCTATGCCGGCTTTGCGCTCGGCACACACCTTGCAGATCCTCCCGCCACCTGAGAACGAGAGGTAATCATGGGAGCTTCGATGATGTGGTCTCGTGCATTCCCGGCAGGTGAATTCATGGTCGTAATCATGACTGGCGGTGCCAGAGGTGTTGTTGGCGCTGTACTCACCATCTGGATCGACGATGAAGTAATTTCTATCCTCCGACAGGGTCAGCGATTCCACGATGTCGAGGTATGGTGCAGTCCAACCCTCGTCCTCATCGTAGCGGTCGGCACAGGAGCCCCACTCGTCGTCGTAGTCCTCGCTGCCCTCTTCATAGACGTACTCGCCGCTCACCCACTCGGTGGCGAAGCGGGCACCATACCAATCGCGGCCCATGCCGAACCGGTAACCCTCCCGCTTGAGGAAGAGCGCGAGCTTCAGGATGTTGCCGTAGAGCCGGCCGAATATTTTTCGCTCCGGCCAAACGATGCCTCGGGCAATGACGCGACCCGGTCGCTGGGCATCGGTGAGATAGGCAATCGTGAGATCGCCATCGGCGTAGGCCCGCACAGGCATTTCTCCCTGAACGTACCACTTGCTCGACTTGCTCATGCACGACTGGTCGCCACAGTTCCCATAGGCGAACTCGATGTCTTCGGCGTCCTCGGCGAAGTGAAGCACCTCGTCGTCGAAGTAGCAGGGGTCTTGCTGCGAAGCCCAGAATTCGATCTCCTCCCGGTACTGGAAGCTGTCCGAGAATATCAGCCGAAGGTACTGGTGCAGAACCATCTGCTGGCTTCTGTTAAACTTGCGATCTTCCTCCGTGCCGAAATACCGGATCACCCGTTCCTTGGGATCGAACACTGCTTCCGCGCTAATCTTGCGCAGGACACCCTCCCAAACGAGCGGGAGCATACCCTCACGCATGAGGGTGTTGTTTTCGTCAGCGATCGGCCGGGGCTGAAACTTCACGCCGGGATTACTGAAGCGGAGCTGGGCCGCATAGTGCTCTGCCTCTTTGCCAGAGTTGAACTCAGGGAGGCCAGGGACGGTCTGGACCTTGCCGGCCGCGACTTTCACGATTTCGAACTTTGCCATTCTCAAAAACCATGGGTGTGCTCCGGGCACGGCTGTGCGTTCCCGAAAGCGGGTTGAACTGAAGGTGGGGGGAATGGGCGCGACTATGCGTCCAACAGATCGCGGTAGGTCTGATACCGGGCGATCACCTCGTCGGCCGAGAATTTCTCATAGAGGCCGTCGAGACTGGGAGCCTTGCGCTCCGGGATAAAGGTGCGGGTCGGTTGGTCGAGCGGCACCACATCGGCGTATTGGTCGAGGACCAGAACCGTCTGATCCTGCTCCATGCGGATGGTGTGGAATTCCTCTGGTCGCATGAAATAGCTGTCGAACTTGCGATAGAAGAAGCGCTTGTACTCGAACAGGCGAGCCTCGCGCTTCCAGGTGAAGCCGTCGCCGCCGTTGAGCGGTGTCCGGTATTCGAATTCCTGGTAGACCTGGTTACCCTCGTGGTGCGGAAGGTGATCCTCGATATAGGTCGAGTTCGACATCACGCCGGTCAGCACCGTCGTCTTGAAGTGATAACGGTGATCGTGAGGGTTCACGACCTCCGGCAGCTTCGAGACGTTACCGTCGAAGAAATAGACCTTGCGGGTATGCTCCGGGGTCCGCTTGACGCACAGGTAATCGAAGCCCTTCGTATGAAAATTCTTGAAAGAGTGTTCGATCATCTGTTGGATGAATTGGTCGTTCATTGAATTCCTCCAGCACGGCGGCGAGCCGATCCCGTGCAAGCTTGACGTCCTGGGTCATGGTCTGGCGGTGGACATTGAGCGTGCAAAGGTGCAGCCAGAATTCATTGGCCCAATGCTTCTGCAGCTCCAGGAGCTGCTCGTCGGTGAGATCCGACAGGTGTAAGTCTCCGCCCGGTGATGTCTTGCTGGCCGGCACTGGCAGCACGAGCTTTCGTGGCATGACATTCTTTCGTGCATAGGAACAAATTCTCAATTGACGTCTCTCTTCGGTCTGATAGGAATATAACCCTATGAGAACGGAAAGGGAACATACAATGAGAAATTTTTTGATCCGGGTTGGAAATCAGTGGCAGATCTGCTTTCAGACAACTGCCTGGAATGAAGGCCGCTGGCAGCTGGCCTGGGTCCGCGCCGTTGACGCGGAGTATGTATGCGAGGTGTGGAAAGAGGACGAGAAGCTCGATCTCAGGAGGTTGACGCCTGCTGAAATTCGAGCGCTTGATCCCCGGTCACTGGTTCAACATCAGTGATGTCGAAGGCGTCGAATTCAGCATCGCCTGCCGGCTCCCAATGACCATCATAATCCCTGGAGCCGGCGATCTCAGCTGCCTCCTCCTCGGAAGCAGCCTCAACGATCGTTTCGTAGTAGACCCAAGCGTCATGACCCTTGGTCACTTTGAATTTGGGCATGATCAGAAGCCCCAGTGCGTGATGTGCTCGACACCGGTGATGTCGATCGTCTGGTCACCATTGGTCAGGATGGTGTGGCCGTTGTGGTGCTCGACGTCGTAGCTCTTCAGGTCCGTAATTCTGACGGTGTCGTCGCCGGCCCCGCCGTAGATGCGGATGTCGCCATCGTTGTTGCGAATGAAGAAGTGGTCGTCACCCTTGCCACCATGAAGCTGGTCGTCGCCATCCAGGCTGATGAGCTGGTCATTACCCTTGCCACCGAAGAAGTCATCGTCATGGAAGCCGTGTTGGCTGGTACGGTCGTCGGAGATCACGTCGTTGCCGGCACGGCCATAGACATAGTCAGTGCCGCCGTCAGCGGTGATATGGTTGTTGTGGGAGTTGCCGAAAATGAATTCGTCGGCGTGGCGGTGGTTGGACATGCTGGAATCTCCTCTCTTGTCCGTTGGTGATTACTTGCGTTCCCAGGTAGATTCGCCGGCCATGATGGAGCCGGCCGGCAATATCCGGTCGACGATCTTGGCGAGGCCGTGCTTCTCGATCTGGGCTGTGACCTGGGTGGCGTTCTTGTAGCCACTTGGCAGCTCAGACACATCGGGTTTGCCGGTGAAGAACCGGATATCCAGCCCCTTGGTCTCACGATCCATGACAGCCTGGATCGCGTTCGGCCCGAGACCACGGGTGTCGCCGAACTCTTCCATCAGCCGCTTCTTGTGCGCGGTGCGAGACATATTCCTGCCAGCACCGTGCGGGGCGAAGCCGAGGGCGTCGGCTCGATCGGTGTGTCGTGCGATCAGGATCGGCTGGGCCATGTTCATAGGGATCAGCGTCAGACCCGTGTCGTCGGCCGAGAAGCCGTTGAACGACGGTGTCGCTCCCTTCCCGTGATAGAAAAGACCGTCGTCGCGCCGGAAAACGAAGTTGTGCTCGTTCCAGAACTGGTCGATGATCTTGTTTCCCATCCGCTTCTGCATGAGGTCATGGATGCCGAAGTGGTTCAGCTCCGTCCACTTACGGACGATTTGGAGCGCCTCCCAGTAATCTTGTCCAACCTGTGAGTCGGCCTCGATCCATGCGTTGTGGGATGGTACTCGTGGGGCGACAATGGTCGTGTGTCGCCGAGCTGCGGCCATTCCTCGTTTGTAGAGCTGGGCACCAAGACCTCGGCTCCCATGGTGCGTAACGATCGCGAGATCGCCAGTGCTCTCAAGGTTGCCGACGTAGAAGAAGTGATTGCCATCACCTTGCGTGAGGTATTGTCCTGCTGCAATTGCTTCCAGTCCTTTCAGGAATGGATTGGTTTCGAACGAGCCGATCAGCTCTTTCAGTTCCTTCGGCAGAGGCTCGGGTTTGCGGTGTGTCGCCCCGAAGTGGGTGGTTTGCATCGCCACGTCGAGCACCTTGCCGGCATTCTCGTTACGGCCGAAGACGGTGATCGCCATCGAGCAGCAGATGTCGGCCGAGTGGAAACCGGGGTGGATCGCGTTCTTCGTGGCGACGACACCACCCACCGGGATCGTCCCTGGTGCCGAGCCGGAAGGACAGGCGTCGGGCATGATCGCGCCTGCGACGATCGTCGGCACCCGCATCAGTGCATCCATGTGCTGGATGACGGCGTTGGTGTTCTCGACCTCGTCTGGTCCTTCCGGCTCGATAAACTGGCCGAACGGAATGTTGTTGGTGCGGAGTGGAATCTCGGGTGCTGGCTGCGGCTCCTCGTCGACCAAGCTCCTCTGGATCTCGGGGAGCGTCCAGCCAGCCCCGAGACGGTCGTTGCCGATCTTGACGGCTTCGCTGAACCAAGGACCGGGTTTGAAGCCCCATTCGATGAGTGTTTTTCCGGTGATCATGTATTCTCCCGTTTGTTGCGTGATAGCGTCTTGAAATGTCAGCGAATTTAGGCAAAACATCCAACGGTTCCGAGGATACTGTAAGGGGGGCGTGGTGAACAAATTTTTAGGTGCTCTAGTTCTTCTTTTGAGCTTGGCAACGAACGGCAATGCCCAAAATCTCTGTCCAACCATTGCCAAATATACAGAGGCAACAATGAAGGCTCGGCAACACAATGTCGGCCTGAGTCAGTTGTTGGATAGTATTGAAACCGTTACGAATGAGGGTGTGCGGGCGCGGATGAAATCCATCACTCTTCGGGCATTTGAAGAGCCTCATTTTGCAACAGAAGAGATGCAGAATAGAGCTATTCAAGACTTCACTGATAACATTCGCCTCGCTTGTGAACGAGAGTACGAGAGTAACTGAGCTTGTGAAACGGCACCAGTGGCGGTGCCGAAACAGAAGCTCAGCGCGTTGCGATGCCGAAGCAGACGACCGCTGCGACGAACAGCAGAATCAATGCAATGCTGAGGCCGGTGCTGTCGCCGCCGGCCGGGTTCTGGCCAGCCGGCCCCGGTCGGACGATGACCGGGCACGATGATCATGGGAACCACGCGGGGTGTGACGTGCGGTTCGACGAAGATGTGTGGTGTGATATGGACTGATACCATCAGGAGGTCTTCCAGCGTTGGTAGCGGCGACCGGCAGCGAACACGACGCCGGTCCAGGTGATGCCGAGGATCAGCTCGGGCAGGTTGTTGATGATGGCGAAGAGCATGGATCAGGAACCGAACGTCGAGACGATGCCGCCGCGAGCCTTCATGACCGTGCGGATCAGGCTCTTGAGCTGAGAGGTGTCGGTGACCAGGGTCTTGTTGATGTAGACCTTGGCGAGCCAGCTGACGGTGGACTTGCTCGACCACCAGCCTTGCAGATGCTTGGCATAGGTGCCCGAAGGAAGGTCCTTGTAGGTGTAGAGCACCTTGCCCTGCGGATCGACCGCGTCGTCGAAGTCTCGATCGTTCACGCCGACGAGGTTGAGCCCATCGCCATAGAGGTCGTCGGCCGTCGTGACCACGGAGTTGTTGAGAGCGGCCGGCACGAGCATACATGTCGTCTGATTGTTCGAGACTGCTGCCAAGGCGACATCACCGCTTTCGTCGGTCGGCTTGACGCCGGCATAGTCGTCGTCTTCAGCGATGAAGTTCTGCCAGATCAACCACGCGCCGGACCCACGGTCGCCGAGTGCGATCGAATACTTGGTAGCATCGTTCTCCAGGTCGCCGATGTCATCGACACCAGATTCCTTGGAGCACAGGGCATGCAGATATTCGCGGAACAGATCGGCGATCGGTACGAACTTCTTGGCCGAAGCCCGGTTCGGTGCGAGCGAGGTAGGCCATGCCGTCAGGCTGTCCGATCAAGGCTTCGCACTTGCCGGCGAGCGACAGCTTGATATTGCCCCAGGTGCCACCAGTATCCTTGACGACGTTGATGTCGAGATCCGAGCCACGGGCTTCGTCCTTGATCATCTCGCCGGCCTGGGCGTAGGGCTGGTCGGCCGCTCCGGTGCAGAGGTTGATGGTGGCTGCGTTTGCAGAGCATGCAAAAAGAAGGGCAAACGCTGCCCCGATGAGGTATTTCATGATGTTCTCCGGTTTTGGTTGAAAATGCCGGGATTATGGCTCCCGGCAGGCCAAGGGCGGCACAGGATGTGCTGCCTCCACCACTTCCCGATTACGGGGAAGACATTGAGCCCTTCGGGGCGAAACTGGTAGGGGTGGCTGGATTCGAACCAGCAGTGTGGGCGTTGCTCCCGCCTGTGTCTTCCAGGATGAATGGCTCCCAGCTAATTCGCCTGCCATCACCGCTTTTCACCACACCCCTGTGGGATAAAAGGGCGTCCTAACAATTAGACGATGCGGATATCAGCCGCAGTCGGATTTGAACCGACATTTCCCTGTCGAGGGGTCCTCACCGCTAGACGACGATGCAGTTTTCACACCACATCGGTGGGATTTGAACCCACGTTCCCTCATTCACTCGTATGCCCATTCGGGCGAATTTGGCTGGGAAGACAGGGCTCGAACCTGTGACGGGGCGATTAACAGTCGCCTGCTCTACCAACTGAGCTACATCCCAATGTGGAGGGCTTACACCTCACTCCAATGTGTCGTGGCATCTTGCCAATTCGTCTGCGGACTTCTACCGCACCACATCTAGCCCGACGGCGCTCGGGTCCGACCCACCTCGTTGACCTTACGGTCCAAATTCTGGAAAAACAGCCGGCACCGTCACAGCGTCCAACTTAGGAAAGGAGCAAAGAGCTAAACCTCTGCGACCCCGTCCCACTGTCTTTCCACCCTTGCGAGGGGAACTTAATCAGTTGCCCGCATTCTGTTGCCAAGCTGCGGGCGGCTCCGGATTAGGCAGCGAGAGCTGCGGTTTCCACGAAAGCGACGTTGTCGTTTGCGTTTAGTTCGGTGGACAGATTGTCGGCCGTACCTTGCCGGAGCGCGTTCCCATTTACACTAAAGCCGTCGATTCCCTTACAGCCCCATAAGAGTTTGGTGGAGCTGGCGGCATCGAAGCCGCGTCCGTACTTTGTGTTTGTGAGCCCGTATTACGCTCATCTCGCATGCTGTCGGTAATTAACAGCAGAAACTCGGTGAACTCATCATTTGAGAATGAGTTCTTTGCTAGGTTCAACCCATAGGCTATAAACTGGACGTTGCCTTTCACATATCCTTTGCCAGAATCAATCCGATCTAGGGACGCTGCGTCCAAAGTTGATCGACCAGTCAGGTTTCGAAGCCTCAACGGAATTCCACTGATGGCACAATTCCCATCTTGTCTGTTCCAGAGGTCAACCAGATAGTCTTCCTCTAAGTCTGTCGAATGTCTCCTATCCTTGGCCTTGCGCAGATAGTAGGTGAATTGTCCCTTCAGGTTCTTGGTGTTTCCCACCTGGGAACAGGACAGGCATCTCCATGCGTTCTTGCTGCATTTATTTCCACATTCGGAGCAGATACGATCTTGCGATCTGTACCTACATTTAGGACATTTCTTGTGTTTGCTCGAAGGGACAAACAATTCTTGGCACTCGATACAGATCTTTTCTCTCAGCATTGTTGCTAGATAATGGTGGATCATTTGTAGATCAAAACCGCTAAGATCCACCACGGTTCAAACTGGTGAGAGTTCGACGGTGACACCGCAGTGTCGGGTTGAGACACAGGCACGGAGAACAGGTGAGTGACACGTTGGTGTCACCGTCGAATTGGTCAGAGTGTGGTGTTCCGCCCACCAACCTTCCGGGTCCAGACCGGAGGCTCTTCTGCACGAGCTTCACCCTGTTTGTTGAGGGATATTTAGGCCGAGTGTATCAGGCCTTCAAGACAGGTTTGGTGCCAGGTCTATGGGAGCTACGCACATTATGTGCGAGCGTCTCCGCTGTATTGCCACAGACGGCGACCAGGAGGTCATCTGCCAGCATTCGAGCCTCACCCTGCGCGGCTAGGATTGCCTGAATGGCTTTGCCGACGCCATCAAAAAGCGTCGTCATCAGTGTCGAGGGAGGAGATGAATGCCTGTTCCAGGTCGTCTTCGGTAGGCTGGATCACCGCAGGAGCCAGCTCTTTCATGATCTTTTCGGCCGTCTTCTGCGGGTCTGGCAGGCTGTCAGCGCTAGGATCTATATATGACATAATCTTGGGTACTACATCCCAGTCATAGGAATATAGTTCATTCTGCTCAAAGAATTCTTTATTATCCTTTGTGCAGATGTCATAGATACTTAGCAGCCAGGGAGCATAGAGCATCGCCGAGTTGTAGCGAAGCTCTACCGAACCAACGGCTTTACGCAGCTCGACCCAGTTTTGCCGGGTCTTGTCCGGTGGGATGAGCAGCGTGACGTCGTTGATCCATTCCCAGATGCACAGAGCTGCCTCGACTTCGAGAAAGCTGAATGTGCGGTCCGTCATCCAGGCATAACCCAGCCGTGGTCGTGGTCGACGAAGTGGACCTCTTCCATCTTACGGACGTGGATGATCTGGTCGCCGACCTCCAGCTTGAGCTTCTCGTCGCCGTTCAGGATCATGTCCTGGTAGAGGCTGGGATCGTCGACCACCACGTTCAGGACGTCATGTCCCTTGCCGCCGGTGACGCGAAAATTGTCGGTGTTGTAGGCAAAGAACGTGTCGTCACCAGAGCCCCCCCGCAAATGGTCGTGGCCGGCGAACGTCACGATCGTGTCGTTGCCATCCATGCCGGCGTAGGTGCTGTTGCGGACAGCTGCGTCCTGGCCGTCCTCGGTACGGTCGACGATGGTGTCATTACCGTAGCGACCCCAGACGACGTTGTAGGCATCGTCGTTGAAAATGAAATCATCTCCAGTGCTGCCGATGATCCCGTGAATATGCTTGCTCATGCTATGCTCCTGTGTCGGGAGCCAGCGGCTCCCGAGCTTGGGTTAGAGGGTCGTTTGTGACATTTCCAGTGCGGATTTTAGCACTGGTGCAGATAGCCTACTGCGAGGACTCTTCTGTCTCTTCACCTTCGGCGTCGGTGTCGACGTTGGTCGGTTCGAACGTCGGGACGGCCGGCAGTTCCTGGACGATGACATAGGCCAGCTTGTCGAAGCGGACGAACATCGGCGGGAGGTTGCGCCACTGGACCATCATCCACCGGCTTGTGAAGCCGTGGACTTTGGCGGGGTGGACCTGCTCGGTATCGCCGCCGAAGATGAACAGGTTGCGGTCACTGAATTCGAACGTGACAACAACCTCCTTGCCGGCTGCTTTGAGCTGCTTGATCTGGTCATAGGGGGTCATGGTGCGAATAGTCCTTTCGTTAGGTCGCGGTAGTTGTTCTTGCCGATGAGGGTGATCGCCTCACGGGCTATTCGAGCGCGGGCCTCGTAGATGCCAGCCTGTCGCTCTTTGCGTTTGATGAAGCTGTGCTTGGCTTCGTCGATCGAGGGGAGTGCGAACCGCTTGGTCCAGGTGTGGCAGATGAACCGTGGCTCGCCGTGGACCTTGATCCAGACGCCTTTCGGCGTGTGGCGGATCACGGGGTATGCCCAGAGCTTTACGATGGTTCTGGATGGGCCGGGTTCCCACTCACCGTGAATGTCCCAGCCACCGGTGCTCTCTCGACCATCCTCGTAGCGATAGTAAAGTTCACGCTCGGTTTGCGTAGTAGAGATCGAAGGTGGATTGAGCATCGTCCTTGGTTCTGGGCCTTTCCTTCAGGTTTATCCCAGTAAAGAGAATCGGAATACACCAAGCGCAGTCTTCCTCGAAGCATGCAAACCTGATGGGTTCCTCGGTGCCGCCGATGTAGCGCTTGCTGCGAACCATGTAGGGGTGCATGAGCACGTTGCGCCGGCCGGGGCCACGGGCGCGGGTCGCGATCTCTGGTTCCGCGTGGGGTTTGATCGCAGCCTGTTCCTCGGGAGTGAATGCATCCCAGGAGATGACAAAGCCCCCATGGCCGGAGCAGTGAAAGTAGAAAGCTCCGGCCCGGTTGGTGGCCTCAGACTGGGTGCCGCCTCGGCCCCAAAGAGCCTCGGCGATTGTGCGAGCTTCAGCGTGAGTGAGGTTCATGCCACCTTCACCATAGGTATGGCACCCATGAGCATCGTCATGTCGACAACGAGACCCTGCTCGGTCAGCTCGAACGGCAGATAGGTGACAGGGAAGTCGCTGGCAGTCATGCCGATGCGATTGACCGAGAACGAGACGCTGCGGGTCTTCTCGTTCATGGTGTAGGCGTTCTGCGTCCTGGTGCCCACCTTGACGATCGCAACCTTGCCCTCGTCATCGCCGCTGCCAGCCAACACCTTCACGAAGTCGGGCCGGCCCAGCTTGCGGTACAGGTTCTGGTCGATCGTGATCCGCATTGTCCTGTTCTTGCAGCTCATGTTGACGCCCTTCATTGGTTTGTTGCCGAAGAACGAACCCTTTTCGATTTCTTGAAACATGCTTGTAGTCTTTCAGTGAGGAAGATTATGCGGCCTGGGCCACGGTGTGGGGCTCGTACTCGAAGAACACGATGCCATTCTCGATCCGGTACGGAATCTGTTCCGACAGCAGCGCGACCGCTGCGTCGTAGGAGACGCCTTTCCAGGTGCCGGTGATGAGGTTGATCATGGCGTCACGGTCGTTCTTGTCGGGGAATCGATAACCGTTGATCGCCCACTGGACGACGCCGGGAGCGCCGACGAGGCCAGATGATTGCAGGCGGTAGGACTGTTTCATTTGACGAGCCTGTTCATGGTTTCGTTGTCGGTGTAGTCGGAGATGACATCTTCACCGTTGCCGTGGACGAGCATCGCCCAGCCCACGGACTTCCTGTTCTTGTCGCGGAACCGCAGCTCAGTGATGTCGGTGGCGGCGACTTCTTTGGTGATGGCCTCGTAGTCGGTGGACGTCTTGAGCGCCCACTCTTCGCCGTCAAAGACGGAGATCGTCAAATCCTCGTCGAGGGCCTCACGGATTAGCTTGCCGACGATACGCTGCTCGTCGAGGCGCATGTGTCTGGGGAACATGGATCACCTTATTGTGCGGTAGAGGGCCAGCATGGCAACGGCGTTGATGGTGGCCTGCGAGTTGTAAGAAGCACCAGCGGCCAAGGATAGGCCGTAGCCGAACAGGGCGCAGACTGCGATTTGACCGGCATAGATCACCAGCTTCAAGACCGGGCTCATGTCGACTGCTCCGCTGCTGCGATAGCTGCCTCGGCGTCGGCCATGGCCTTGGCGAGATAGGGATCTTCACCATTGAGCGCGTCTTCCCAGGCCGATGTGCTTTCCATCTGCTCGACCAGCACCTTTAGGCTGGAGAGCAGGGAGGTGAAGGCGGCTCGCGCTGCCTCGACCTGGGTGGCGTCGAGTTCAGTGTGAAAGCTCGGGTCGTCAGCGGCTCGATCATGGAATTGGGCTGCAAGCCACTCCATGGTTTGGACTGGTGAGGTCATGCGGGTTCGACCTCCTCATTCTGCAGCCGCCACTCATAGCGCCAGTCGAGTTCCTCGGACGGTGCGTCCGACATCATCTGGATATCGATTGCCTCTTCCAGGGTGGGAGCTTCGACTTCGACGGTGATCTCCCGCTCGACTTGGTAGACCTGGATGACACGAACTTTGTGCTTCATGCCGGTACTCCCAACTGTTCGAGGGCGGCGTCGAGGCTCTGGACCAGAGTGCAAGTCCACTGGTAGTCCTCGGCGATGTTGTCCAGCCAGTCGCGCTGGATGTCGGGGTGGGTGTCGAGCTGTGCCGTGGTTGTGTCGGCGTCAGCGATGTGGCTCAGCGCCTGCTGGCGCATGATCCGAATGGTGGGGGCGTGGCCGAATTCGACCAGCCCGTTGGTGGGGTAGCTGCGCTGAATGCCAGCCATCCAGTCCCGAAGACCTTGGATGAACATCAGCGGTTCTCGTTCAGGAGCTTCAGCAGGATGTCGACCTCGTCCTTGTTCAGGCCGCCGGCGCTTGCCGGGTCGGTGGTGTCATGGCCGATGCGGATGTGGTCGGCCAAGGCGTTGATCGTGTCATTGGTCATGGAGGGAAGGCGTTGAAACATACCTTCCCAGATATGGTGCTCCGAGATTTTGCGGAACTTGGCCAGGGTCTTGACCATCCAGCAAAGCCAGCGGTTGGTTCGCATCAGTCCGAGGGTCATGACCTGGGCAGCGAAGTGGGTGCGAAACTCCGTGGGAACATTGCGCACCTGTTCGGCCAGCCAATCCATGTCGGCGTGGCTGGTGTAAGCGGGTGTGCGGGTCATGTTCAGCCTGCCGGGTTGGTCGACACGTCAACGATGGTGTCGAGTTTCGGGGTGACCAGCTCGGCCTCGAACTGCTGGAAGCGATTGCAGGTCACGTTCTGCGACCGGTAGATCAGGAAGCGAGCGAACTGGCTCGGCCGGCAGATGATCGTGGCAGCGGTGTTGAAGGCCTCGTAGGCCTGGGACATCCTCATTCCGAATGCCTTGACCGCAGCCTGGATACAGGCTGATTTGTTGCTGTCGGCGTCGGTGAATGTGAAGCGGACGCGGTCCTTGCTCATGGCAGACATGGGTGGGCTCCATTGGTGAAGGGTGAGTGCCCGTTTGCTCAGGGAAACGGTAGCCGAAATCCTTCCGCTCATGATCGCAGCGACGGGACGCTGGATCGGGTGGGGATCACCCTTGATTGGATTTGGCATTCCAGTGCTTGATCACTTGCTGCCGACACTGGTTGATGGCGTCGATCTGGGTCTTGTACTGATCGGGCTCGGCTATCTTTGTGACCGATGGCGCATGGACCGGCGTGTCGGTATAGGAGACGGCTGGCATCTCCCCGCAGGCAACAATGTCGTCCGCGAGGGTGTAGTGCTTGGGTGCGTAGATCCATGCAATGATGATCGCGACGAAGCCGAATGCGAGTGTGGATGTGAACTGATAGCCGTTCATCCATGGTCCTCGTGCAGGAGGAAGATCGCAAACCGGAAGAACCGTGTCGACCAATAGAGCGGCCAGAGCAGGCTGGCCCACAAGATGCTCTCGAAGTAGACCCGGCTTTCGGTTTCCTCAATCCAGGCCCAGGTCCAGCAGAGCATGATCATATAGAAGATGATGAGTGCGACGATCATGTCCGATCCTCGAAACCGCCGATGTATGAGGGCGTGCCGCTGAATGACGGTGCGCTGACGGGCGGTGAGATGTTGAACGGTGAGCCATAGACGTTGGTCCAGGTCTTGAGCGCCCGCTCGATGTTGAATTGGTGGATGTGGCCGAGACGCTTCTTGGCGTCTTCCCAGTCAAAGACCGGGGCGACAATTTTCAGGTCGGGATCGGTGACATCGAGACCTTCGATATCATCCGGAGTGTAGAGCTTGCCGGGTTCCAGGTGGTAGTCGCCATCACGATCATGGTACGGGTTCATGCAGAGATAGAACTTCGGCTGCGGTACAGCATCGAAGAGCGTGTGATGATACAGCGTGTTCTGGTCATCATCGAACCGCACATAATCTTCCAGCACCTTGTCGACAGTGTAGTCGGCGGTTGGGTCGAAGGCTTCATGCACGGTGTTGGTGGTCAGGCGCACCTTGTCGCCGACCTTGAAGGGGTTGGTGTTGGTCATGCTTTCTCCAATGTGAGATTCCAGCTGCGGGCTGTGTGCTCGAACTTTTCGCGCCATCGATCGGGGGTGTAGAAGTCGTGGATGTCCTGCAGCTCGCTGAGCAGATCGTCGTCGACGTCTCGCCAGTATGCTTCCAACTCCGGATAGCGCTTCTTCAGCGAGGACGGATGATAGTTCTCCATCTCCGGGTGGTAGATATCATCGGGGATGATGAACCCCACCGCGCACTTGCAGCCGTTCGGTGCGCGGAACCAGCAACGGTCCTCGTCGGGATCGTATGCCTTCTCATTTTGCTCGAACAGGCCGATGATGGCCTGTTCGAAGGCGGTCTGGTTGGTGAGGGGCATGCGGTTCATGCTGCGAACCGTTGGTGGCTGGTGGTGTAGCCACCGCTACGTATCTGGTACTCGTAGGTGTAGTGACTACGACGGATGTACTCGCCGGTTACCTCGTCGATGACGAAGTTTTCGAGCAGGGTCTGGCCGTCGATCAGATAGAAGCCGCCGTTGGCGAGACGGCTGGCGTCGGGTGCCTGGAAGAGGCCGTTAGGCAGCGATACGCTGCGCTCCTTCTGGAAGGGCTTGATCTGCGATTCGAGGGTCACGAGCGTAGCAGCCATTGGTCAGCTCCATCATTTCGGAAATTGGGAAAAGCTCGCCGGTGAAGAAGTCGCGGCGATAGTTCTGCAGAAGGCCGAGATGCGAGATCCAGCCCAGCTTCGGATCGTTGATCATCTCGTAGCGCTGCATGCGCTCGCCGAGCACGCAGCAGATGGCGGTCGTCTCGATGAGATGGAGGGGTAGGCCGGTCTCGTTGTCGTAGTGGCTCGGGTCACCGGTCACGGCATAGCCGTAATCGTCGACGTCGATCTCCAGGCCAAACTTGTGGCGGAAGGAGCGGCCGGTCTCCGGGTGCATGCCCGTGTCTTCCAGCTGGAAGGCGAAGACATAATCGTCGGTGAGCTGGCAGTAATCCTTCTCCAGGGTGCAATAGCCGTACTCGCTGCCGCCGATGGTGCTCCACTTGTTGGGGAGACCCTCGACATTGCCCAGGAGGAAGGTGCCGTCACGGAATAGGGTGGCTGAACCCCTCGTATCCCAATAGGGCGTGTAGATCGCGCTACTGCGCTCTTCGTGCTCGATGAAATTCAGGCGAGCGCCGGTGAAATCGCTGTTCTGCTCATAACCCTCGGCATGGAGCAACTGCTTCATGAAGTCCACGGTCTCGCCGTACACGGAGGAGTAGCGCTTCTTCTCAGGCCACACCACGGCGCGATTGCTGACACTGCCGTCCTTGTGGAGGGTGTAGGCAATCGCGAGGTCGCCGGCTGCGTAGACCTCGGCCGGGTGGATGCGGTCCTCGTCGCGATACATGGACTTGTTGGTCATGCATGAGCTGGCATGACTGTCGGAATGATTGTAGACCCAGCGGAATTCCTCGCGGGTGTGGCCGAACTTCAGCTCTCCGATGGTGAGCTGGTTGGTGTAGTGCTCGGCAGTGCTGTCATCGAACTTCAGGTACTTCTTCAGGAACCGGCCGAGGCGCATCTTGCCGACACGGCCCTGGCGGAAGTCACGCAGGGTGAGCGGACTGTGGACATATCCATCGCCGGTCAGCCAACCGCGCAGCCAGGGCATGGCGCTGGGTCGGGCGAAGTAATGATAGAAGATGTCGACTTTGGCACCCTCGGGCGGCAAAAGATCAGGGTAGTCGGTGCCCTTATAGTGCTTGGTGGGGTCGAACTCGCTCTCGGCGATGAACGCAAGTTCATCGTCGCTCAGGTTGTAATACCGAGCCATCGTTTGATCGTCCTTGCTGGAATGGGTTTGACCCTGAACTTGCCGCCCATAGCGGCGAAGATCAGATTGAAGCGTTCAGGGTTGGTGAGATCTTGCCATTGCTGGCAGTGCTGCTCGAAGGGTATGGATCGGTCCCAGTCTTCGAACAGGCGGCGCAGAAATACGGTTTTCTGAGCACCAAGCAGCCCGTGGACGGGTTTGAATTCGGGCTGCTGCTTGGGTTGGGCATACCACCTGTAGACTGTGCGGTCGGGTGGTCGCTGGTCTTTGGGTAAAGACAGCACCTCGTCGCGTGTGAGGTGCTCGAAGTCACGTTTACGGAACATTATCTTGGTGGAAGGAACGGGCGCGACGTTGAGAACACGAGTCGAGGGTTGGTCTCAGGAATGCGGTACTGAGCGTTTTTCCACTTGGTCGTGCGGTAGCCGATGATGGCTCGCACTAATCCTGACACATCTGGTAGGATGGGTGTCAGGCGATGGAGATGATCCTGGACAGTGCTCGATCCTTTGATCGACTGATGTGTGTCTGGATCTATAGTGTAGCCGTAGCCGTGGAGGTCACATCCAACCAGCATAGTGGGCGGATGTGAGGCGAGGATGTCGTCGATGGCTTGCTGAGAAAGCATCGCACATCTGAGACCAGTCCTCGGATTGAGGATGATGACCATTGGTGCGCAGACTGGCAAAATTACGCATCTCAAACACCGTACTCAAAAGGCTTAGAGTATTTCACTCTGTAGGAGCGAAAATCTCTATTCCCTTCAATTAGGGGCCTTCAGATGCGTTATTTTGCCATTTTCCCTTTCTGTCATTTCTACTTATCTCTTTTTCTCCTTACGCACTTGAAAAAAAAAAAAGAGGAAGTATTAGATATATAGAGGATTGGTTGCAATTAGGAAGTTTGCAACCGATGAGTGGGCTGTGCTTCCAGCACCCGAGCACCTGCTGGTATTCGAAGGCTCGGCGCGGTGATGATGGCTAACATCCTCAGCCGTTGTTCCTCGTGCTGCTCATCAGCAGCTGACTGGTAATAGGGATGCTTCATCCCAAGAGTGGCTTGACTGACCATAGCACCGCTCCCAGGATTGCCATGATGGAAATGAACGTGCCGATGCATTCGGCGTTCGACGGAACCCGTTTGTCACGCATTGGTGATGTCCTTTGAAAAGTGAGCAATTGCTCAGAAATGGGCGCTCAGCGCCCCGATCAAAATTCACCCACTGATCCAGATCCGAAAACCAGACGCGGGCGTGGAACCAGCAAGCCCGAGCTGGTTCCAAACCAGATCCTACCGCACAAGGCCCAGGCTCCGGCCAGGGAGGGCCAGGAGCGCGTTCTCGGGCAAGGATGGGGAAAGACACGGCCGGAGCCTGGGCCGCGTAAGTGACTCTTATTCGGGCGATATGACCTTGATGTCGCGATCGGTCATCTTCTGGCTCTTGGCCAGCTTGATGCCCTCCTTCCAGGCATGGAAGTGCGAGCCGAACACGCGGGCAAGCCGGTAGCCCGTCGTCGCATCGACGATCAGCCACTGGTCGGTGGCTCCTTCCTCGTTGATCGGCCGGTACATGCGTCGGGGCAGCGGCTTGCGCTTCTCATGCCGGCGCATATAGCGCTCCTTGCGCTCGGCCTTGATGTTGCCGATCTGCATGAGCGTATCGGAGATGATGGTATCGATGAGCAACATAAAAACCTCCATGCGGCCCAGTGCCAGGGCCTTCGGATGAAACACGGGGCCGGGGCCTGGACCAGTTGGTGTGGGTGGGACGTCCAGGCCCCGGCACTGGGCGGGAAGTGGCGGACCCGCTCAGTTTTTGGAAAATCGCTTGGAGCGGGCGGTGGACACCCGTTTGCCGGAGACGAAGATATAGGCAGGCGGAACGCGCCGATTGCCAGGCGCAGGTATTTGGCCTGCCTTGGGCTCGCGGTGTATGCCGGAGATGTACTCGCGGGCCAGACCCGTGGGCGGCTCGACCTTGGCAGGAGCCTTGATCGCGTCGAGTGCCGAGCGCCGGTTGCGTTCGAGCGCCGAAAGGAAGAAATCTTCGACCGTTTCCATTTTTTGGAATTCCCTTGGATTTGGACACACCAATCCCGGCGAAAGAGTTTCAAACCCTTTCCTGCGCGGTTTTTAATGATGTGGAGCGTTTCGGGATCGCCAGCGCCAGGGCACGCACATTACGCACGACGCACAGCAAGAGGCCACCTTTGCGGGTGGCCTGGGCCTGGGCCTGGGTGGCGGCCGTTAAGCCGCCTTCATGTCCATGCCATTGGCCGCCAATTCGTCGCGCTTGGCATTGAAGGCCATCATCCGGGCATTGACCAACACCATAGCGTTGTTCAATTCGTCGGCATTCATGCCGTCAATGAGGCGTGCCAGCATGGCAACCTTGTCTTCTCCAACGGCATAGGCCGAAGCGGCAAGAGCGGCCGCGCTTGCATCGGGAACGTCCGCTTTCGCAAGAGCCGCCGTCACCTTTTCGGCAAGGCTCTTTTCCGCCTTGTCAGCCTTTTTGTTGCCATTCAAGGCGTGGTAAACGTCGGTCATCGTCGCGCCGAAATCAGCCTTGACCGACGCGACGACGAAATCCATCATTTCGCCATAGGCGGCGAAATCCAGAATGGTCGACCAAAACACGTTGCGTTCCGCTGCCGCCGGATTGCCGAACCGCTTCACCCAATGGCGGGCAATGCCAAGCGCGGCATTGCAGAGTTCATACTTGCTGGACTTGCCGTATTTCAGGCCATCCATGACCTTGAAGAGATATTCCTTGGTTTCGTCGGCCTTGACAGCCGGAACCGTCCAATACACGTTGCGGATGTAGGTCAAAGCCGCAGCCGAAACGAGGTTGAACGAACCGGCCATCATGGCAGCAACTTCGCCTTGCAGCGCGGTATCGAGGTTGAATTTCCAATTCTTGGAAACTTCGGTCATTTGGGCACACCTTTCCCGTGGCTCTTGAAGAGCGTTTCGTTTTCCAGTTTCTGGAACCGAGCCCCGTTTGGGCACGGCTCCGCCGTCCTTCCCGACGTAGGTCGGGCAGGCGAGGCACTTGCCTCATTCATCCCTGCTATATGCAGGTACAACAACAACCTACACTATCCCCCTTGAGAAACAACCAAGGAGTACACCTTTTTTCCTTTATAAAACAAGGACATAGGTGCCGGATAGGGTCACATATACTGCAAAAAATTTTTGCAAAATACATGTGATATCATAGCAAAGAAGACAATAAAAAAGCCCGCGAAGAGCGGGCTTATTTCAGTGTGCTTGACTTTACTTTGTCTAGCCACCGAAACACTGTCTGCTTCGATGGCCAGAACATTCACGATCTTTGCCGCGACGACAACCCGGCAAAGAGGGGAGGTCTGTAGGAGCTACACGAATTTCTGAGACCCAGATCCATGCAAAGCCGTGACCTGGGCCTCTTGCTTGACCGTCCTTGCGGTGCTCAGCGCTTCCCGTCGAGAGAGATGAACTCGTAGAAGCATTCGGTATGACCCTGATCGGTGGCCCTGACCCTCTGCTTGAAGCCCAGGATCTCCTGCAGCTCCTTCATCATGTTGTGGAACACCTTCTGGCCAACACGGGGAGCCGTGTTCGTCGAGATGCAGAAGTTCCAGTATTCCCCGAACAGTTCCAGCTCGGAAATTGACCCCTCGGTCCTATGGGAACCTACTCGAACCTTGGGGTTAGATTGCAAAAAATAGCGCACCGTGTTGTTGTCCTGGGCCATCTGATCAGCGCGAGCCAGATGCGACATCGGCAGGGTGAAATCACCGTTCTGCTGAAGCCGCTGATAGCCTTCGACTGCCCAGGCAACGATGGCCTCACGCTCGAACTGCAGGATTTCCTGATCCAGGTTCCGGTTGATCTTGTGCGCCGGCACTTTGTGGTTCCATTCCAGGAACAGCCAACGGCGAACAAAGCCCTCGGACGTGTCGCGGGTCTTCGGATTGTGGTTCGAACCAAACCAGTGGGCGGCGATCGGCGCGAATTCGAAGGGCGGCATGTTCTTGTGCTGGCTGGTAATCGTCGTTCCTTCGACGATTTCCTTGAACTTTTCACCTGGAATTTGCCGACTTTCCGACAATTCTCCGGCAAAATTGATGATTTTGCCGAAAAGACCCGCAGGAAGGTACTTATCGCCCCAATCTGACGGCGGAATCGACGATGCCGTCTGCGGGGGCACGAGACCCCGAAGGATGCTCAAAATCCGCGATTTTCCGCTGCCGGCCTGCCCAATCAGGCAGAAAGCACGCTGCTGACGGCATGCTGCGCCGAACAAAGTGACGCCCATAGCCTCCTGAAGAGCCAGAACCTTGTCGCCAAAGTCCGGATCTTCGCCCCAGCTGTCGACCAGATACTCGTTGAACTTCGGCATGTGGCCGGCCAGCTCCGGCATGTACCGGTAGGGCAGGGTGTAGGTCATGCCCCACTCAGGATCATGCGGGACAAGCTCCAGGTTCTCGTTCAGGAACCCGTTGGCGAAGTTCAGACCACGATGGTTGCCGTCCTGCAGACCGCCTTTCGAGCCATGTAGGTTGACAGCCAGAGCCTTGAGCACACCGACATAGTCCGACAGACGCTTGCACGCCGGGTAGAAACCGAACTCCCGCTGGATGATCAGCTGGATTTCCTTGTCGGACTTCATTTCCCAGTTCGCACCATTCCACTGCCAGAAGTTACCGGCGTCCCAACGCAGCTCGCCATACTGGCTGATGTACTCGTCGACCTTGATGGCGATCTCCTGGTGGTTCTCACCGGTGATATCGCCCTTGCGAAGCATATTGACTTGCTTCTTCAGCACCGACGTCGACAGCGTGCCCTTGGACTGAGCCACAATGAACCGCTGAACGCGCTCTTCGTCGAGCAGCGACATGCTGCCCTGACCCGAAGCCAGCTTGGCGAGCGCAACATCGACGGCCGAGGTCCACCCCGAATTGGACGGATCTTCGAAACGCTCGAATTCCGCAGCGAGATATGTGAGAATGCGCTTGCCGTCCCACAGCTCGTCGTCAGCGGTGAAGGACAGTCCCATCTTGACCTTGTCGTCGTCGGTCAGACCGTCGTCCCAACCGGGCGGGAGAGCGTGCTTGCGCTCGCCGGTCACGTCCCGGATCAGGAACTCGATCAGCTTGCCCTGTGCCTTGTCGACCGACAGTGGATCGCCGATGACGTTCTCGGTGAAATTCTCGACCCAGAACTTCATCTCGGCCAGAGCTTCGAGCAGGGTGCGCTCACCACGGCAGACACCACGAGACTGAATGCCAGCCATGGTCACCATCGCATTGTCGCGAGCGCCGGCCGGCACGAACGTGGCGACCTTGGCCTTCTCACCGACCTGGACCTCGACACCGACGCTCGCGAGCGCGGAGCGCAGCAGTTCTTCGAAGTGCATTGGAAGCGGAACGATGCGATCGAGCAGCTCATAGAGGTGACCGTTGGCCGTGTACGGCTTCTTGGTCGCCGGGTGGATCGACGGCGGCAGCACGAACTGCGTACCCTTGGACAGGATTTCGACCAGCATCTCGCCATTCGGACCCTTGATGCGGGTGGTCCGCTGACCGTTGTACTTGTAGACGCGCATCGAGCCCTTGGCACCGACACGGAGCCACGGCGACGGCGGCAGGATTTTCTCGATCGCATCGACAACGACCGGATCGATGGCGTCGATATCGATCGCGATCAGACCGGAGACCGGGCCGAGGACCAGACCGAGATTGCCTTCGGGATAGTTGTACATCCAGGCCTGCTGCTCTTCCTCTTCCGGGAACTTGTCGGCAAAGAGCTGCCAGCCGTTGATGGACGGCATTTTGTCGTGATAGCGGAGCGGAATGACGGGGAGACCGACAGCCCAGTATTTCGGGGCTTCAGCTTCGAAAATGTTCATGTGAGATGATCCTGGTTATTGACCCATGACGCCGTCGAGCTTCCGCATCAGGTCGGTGACCTGATCCTTGGTGCAGACTTCGTCCATGAAATTGAGGATGGTGGTGCGGAACTCGTTGATCTCTTTGAGGTTCATGACCCGCTCGCGCATCGAGATAAGCTTCTCGAACAGCGCGGTCTTGACCTTGAAATAGTTCATCTTTTCCGTGGCATCGGCGTTGCCGAGAGTGTGCTGCACCGCGACGATGTCGTTGATGATCTGCTGGATCTGCTCGTCGATCACGAGCAGCTCGTCCTCGCCCGCGAAAATATCGGCAGCAGCGGCCGGCTGGAGCTTCTGGAAGAAGTCCTTGACCTTGTTCGACCAGAAGCAGTCGGGGCTATTGAGGTATTCCTTGTCCTTCTCCATGTTCTTCAAGACCAGCTCGAACTGGATCAGGGTCTCTTCATCGATCTTGGGATAAAATGCCATGCGTCTGTCCTTCGTTGAGACCGGAATATAGCTCTCAAAATCACGAAGGCAAGCTTAGCTCTATTGGACCTGCAACAGGTTTTCGTCCGCGATACTATGCAGGTCTATAGGAGCTGCACTATCGACTTGATAGCTGGGCGACTGCCCCTATCTATTAGGCATGAACCCTTACATCAAGGACTTCAGAACTCAGGTTCGATCGCGTTTCGCGGAGGACTCGGAGTCGATGTCCTATTCGGACTGGATTATCGCCAACACGCGCCTGCGAAAAAAGCAGTTCTCGTTTGATGGGTACGAATTCCAGAGGCAGATCGTCGATGATATGCATCCGAACCTGTCCTGCATCAAATGCTCGCAGATCGGCCTAACCGAAGTCCAGCTTCGCAAGTTCGCAGCCTTCCTGGCCCGCACGACCGCCGTCTCGGCTATCTTCTCCCTGCCGACCGACGAGATGTACAAGCGTGTCTCACAGACCCGCTTTGCCCCGATCGTCAATGAGGAACGGGTGTTCAACCTGGGCGGTGACAAGCCGGTGCGATCGATGTCGACCTACCAGATCAACCAGTCCTTCGGCTACATGGTCGGGAACAAGGAGGGAGACGCTACCTCCATCAACGCCGACATGCTCCTGCATGATGAACTCGATCTCTCCGACCAGGAGATGATCGGTCTCTTCCAGTCGCGCCTCCAGGGTTCGAACTACAAGATCACCCAGAGCTTCTCGACGCCGACCTTCGAAGGTTTCGGCATCGACTCTGAATTCAAGGCTTCCGATCAGCATGAATACATGGTCCGCTGCCGGAAGTGCAGCCACCACAACATCCCAGCCTTCACGCCAGAATATATCTGCATCCCCGGTCTCAGCTCGGACATCAACGACCTTGCTGAAATCGACAGCGATATGGCTAACAAGCTGGACCTTGAGAATTCTTTCGTCCGCTGCGTCAACTGCGGTCACGCCCTTGACCTTCATGATCCTGCTCTTCGGACGTGGGTTCCCCGTTTTCCCGGTCGCCGGACTCGTGGCTATCGGATTACTCCTTTCAGCCGTACTACACTGACGATCCCCTACATCGTCGACCAGCTCCTGAAGTACAAGCGCAGGGACGCGATCCGCCGCTGGTATAATACCGTGCTCGGCGAGGCCTACAACGACTCCAAGGCACGTCTGTCGATCGAAGACATTCAGGCCGTCATGCGCCAGGGCAGCAAGATTGAGGTTTCGGACCAGCCCGTGTTCGTGGGGATCGACGCCGGCATCACCTGTCACGTCGTGCTGATGCACATGGGCGGCAAGTCCCCGGTGGTGTTCGACTGGCGTCAGGTTCCGGCCGATAATCTGGTCGACGAAGTCCAGCAGATCCTTGACACCTACAACGTCATCGGCGGCTCCATGGACCGCCATCCGTACACGCCGGTCGCCAACGAAATCCGCGACATGTCGGAAGGCCGGATCATGCCGGTTGAATACGCCGGCACCCCGACCGCCGCTGCCGTGCAGCTCGTCAAGGACGAACTCGACAACCTGTCGCACATTCGCGGTAACCGCACCACGATGATCGACGCCGTCGCGACCGCAGTCCG